TTTTAGCTTGGTTGTTTACTGATTTCTTATTTTTAACAACAGTTGTATCTTTAGAAGCAATTTATTTATCAATTCTTATTCAATTAAGTGTTAATATTCAAGCAAAGAAGTTACAATCTATCCAAGAGGATGTTGAAGGAATTCAGGAAGACGTTGGAGAAATCCAAGAGGACGTTGAAGAAATTAATGAAGAGGACGAGGACGAGGATGAAGACGATGAAAGTCTTAAAGAAATTAAATTAACAATGAATGAAGTTCAAAAAACATTAGGTAAACTGATGAAAGAAGTTATTGAACTGAAGAAAAAAACAAAGTAAGTAAATGGGAGTATTGAGCAATTGGTTGGCTCAGCGGTCTGTAAAACCGTGGCTTCGGTGTGAAGGTTCGAGTCCTTCTACTCCCACTAAACATCCTTATTATCAAACTCTAAAATTAAAAAAAAAAAGATTGTTAGTTGATGGATTAAAAGAAAATAAATGTGATATTTGTAAAATAACTGAATGGAAATCCGATATCAATGCAGTTAGACCATATAGACGGGAAATCACATAACCATAAATTTGAAAATTTGAGGATGATTTGTCCAAACTGTCACTCACAAACTGGTACATATTGTGGAAAAAATAAATGAAATTTACTGATTTGTGGCTCAAAATCATTGAAATATGAGCTGTATTTTTAACTTAATGAGCTTGAAACTTATGAAAGAAAAAAGTGATGTGGTTAGTCGTTTAATGAAAAAAATCAACGACCCCGAATGGCGAGAAGAAATGAAACAAAAACGACTTGACTATAAAGAAAATCTAACCGCAGAATATCAATTTGGTTTTTTTGTTGGTGAAGATATCGTAAATCGTTTTCTTCCTACATTAAGTGTTGAAGGTGGCACAAGAAAACAAATATTAGTATCGTCTGACGATCAACGTGAATATAATCGCCTTGATAAGAAATGGTACGATAGGTGTAAACCCGGTTCAAGTAATACTGACAAAGAATGGACTGATTTACAAGAATTCAGACAAGTACTGAAAGAAAAATATCTCCCAAATCCATTAGAATGTCATGAAAAATTGATTAACATTCATAACATGGATGAATTCAAACAGGGATTGATAACTTCTTTATGGGATTGTGACCATTGTAATTATAGTCTTGAACCTAAAGATATCGAAATCTATGATGAAGACGATTACTTTACAATTATAAAATTGAAATTGAAATGAAACTAAGGAATTTAATATTAGGAATAAAAGAACAAGGACCGTTTAAAAGAGCTTATAGAAATTTCTTTGTAACGGGAAACGCTTGGGGTATGTTCCACATTAATTCCCATATTAGACAGGACAACGGAAAATTAAAAGTAATGTATAACACAAAAGAAACGGCAATGAAAGCCGCAACATCTTTAGAAAAGAAAAATGGTGTTCATTTCTCAATTTATAAGTGTGTATTTTGTGATGGTTATCATATCGGAAAGAATCGTGATAACAAAATTGTATGAAATAAACAACATTAATTTTAAACTTTACAATTTTATATATATTTTGTATATTTATGTATTATAAATCATACAATGGAAAATATAATTTATGGTCTTCGTGACCCAAGAAATGACGTTTATCAATATATAGGTAAAAGTACAGTAGGTTCTAAACGAGTGTTATCACATTTAACTCAATCTCATTCTGATAGAGTTAATGAATGGGTTAAAACTTTAAATGAAAATTGGTTATATCCAATAGTTGATTTAATAGAAGAAGTAGAAAACGTTGATGATTTACCTGAAAGGGAAAAATATTGGATAAACCATTATTATGACATTAATCATAATCTTTTAAATGTTCAATTAATAGACCCTTCTTTGAATAAAATAAGGACTGACGATGATGAAGAAGAATTTAATTACTTGGTTAGAGTAATAAGTAAACTTCCAACGATTCTTAAAAACGAAAGATTGTGTAGAAAATTATCGCAGGAACAAATGGCAGATGAAATGGGTATTAGTCGTAGTACTTTATCGTTAGCTGAAAGAGGTGAAAATGTAAATTTTAGTGTAATACGAAAATATGTTAGAACACTTAAAGGTATTGATATTTTAACTAAAAGTTTAACAGAAAGAGTTACAAGAAAAAATATTTAAAAAAGTTACAAGAATGTTTGGTAGATTGAAAAATTATCCGTATGTTTGTAACATCAAAACAAAAGACAAGTTCTAAAAATATATTGCGGCGTGGAGAAGTTGGTATCTCACCTGTCTCATAAGCACGGAGTCCCTTATAAGGTTTACAGCGGTTCGAATCCGCTCGCCGCTACCCTTGACTTATTTTTCCTTATATTTATTTATATGGAAAAAGAAAATTTATATCACTTTATATATAAAACCACTAATATAAAAAATGGTAAGTTTTATATAGGTATGCATAGTACAAATAATTTAAATGATGGTTATTTGGGATCAGGTAAACATTTACGAAATTCTGTTTATTATCACGGAAAAGAAAATTTTAAACGAGATATAATTGAATTTTTACCTGATAGAAGTTCATTGAAAGAAAGAGAAAAGGAAATTATTAATTCCGATCTTCTTAAAGAAGAAAAATGTATGAACATTAAAGAAGGAGGTGAAGGTGGTTGTGGTTTTTATAATGAAAAACACAGATATAATTTTTTTTCAAGTGGAGGTAGAAAAGTTCGTCAGATGTTTTCTAAAATACATCAAGATAAAATGAAAAATGATATAGAATATAGAAATAGAGTAATTGAAAAATTAAAAGGGTATAAAACATTTTTAGGAAAAAAACATTCATTAGAAACCATTCAAAAAATGAAAAAATCTAAAAATGTTGGTAATAAAAACTCTCAATATGGAACTTGTTGGATAACAAACGGAAAAGAAAACAAAAAATTAAAAAATACAGAATTCATACCTGAAAATTGGTATTTAGGTAGAGTTATAAAAAAAATTTGAAAAAAAGTCGTAAAAGATTTGGTAATGTCAAAAATACTTTGTATATTTGTACAGTCGAAAAGAAAACGACAGTTCTTTGAAAATATTGAAAATTTTATGAGTTTGTATTAACCTTCGGGTTAAAGTCTTCGGACGAGATACAAATTCAAGACGGCCGCGTATGGTCGTTAAATAAACTACGAAAGTAGGATAAAGTGATTCAGGTTGGTTATCTGGGTTGCGGTGTATAATCAAAGATTATGCGCTCGAGTACGCAAGTGGAATATCATTCGACCTGAAGTAGTGAGGGTAACTCCGTAGCGAAATGGTTGGATGACTTGGCTAAGTAGGTAGTCAGGTTGAGTCTGGAAAGACAATAAGAATAATCCATAGAATTGTTGTAAGAAGTGTGAACTTAATCCCTTCACATCATTGCGGAATTCAATATGAAAGTAGGCTTAAAACCGAAAGGTATGGTAGTGTACAGGCGGTGCTGTTATTACCCTTACAGGTGACTTACCAAGGTTGCTTGTCTGAAGTAGACTTAAAATATGGTAATAGGGATATTACATTGGGTAGTTTGGTATTTCGTAGTTCAAAAGGTTACGAAGCCAGTGGTGGACCACTACCTGAACTCATCTACACACCAAAACTTAAATTTACACTTTGAATGTAAAAATTTAAATATAAATCTAAGCAAAAGTGTTCACCAGTTGCAGACGAAAGGTGCGTACACAGTAATGGGTTGTCCATTGCCACTTGTAATAGCCAAAAACAAGTGATTCAACCGAAAAATTTCTAACACCGCAAATGTGAGTCAGCCTGGCAAGGTTGAAGAGACGGATTAAGTTGAGAGTAGTTTGTAACTCAAAGAGTGGTTCACTTAAATAACCCGCATTGGCTTGATACCATTCAAAAGATGGTGGAAAATTAGGGAATAAATAATCCTAATAAAGACAGGCCATTAAGAGGATTATTCTCATCCTACCAATGGTTTAATGGTGTACGGGCACGCCTTTCCTAGTGGAAGGAGGATTCTGAGGTTCAAGTCCTTGGAAGACCACATAATAAGTTCTTTAAAATATTGGAAAAAATTGTAAGTGTTAAACGAAGGGGTTACTTCGAAATTTGGTATATTTTAAAAATAAACCCTTTCAAAGATTACCTTACATTAAAATATAATCAGTAGTAAACATTTGAAGTTCATCGTAATAGATCAGTTCGAATCTGATACCTTCCGCAATGGAAAGTTAGTCAAGTGGTTAAGACGCAATTCTTGTAAAATTGTACAAACAATACCTTCAATGTAAAATTCTCTGATTAAACTTATATGGGGGAAAAGCTAAAAAAAGAAAACACTAAATCAGGCTTTCTCTGGAAACAGTAGTAATTGACTTAGTTACATCGAAAGGTAAAGCAATTAAATTTGAAAGTTAATGACTGGAGGTTCAAATCCTTCTTCCCCCACAACATACTGATTATCAATCAGTTACAAATTAAGAGTAGTGATAGATTGTGTTACATCGTAGATCATTTGGATAGATCATCAGTCTCAAAAACAGAAAGTAGTGGGTTCGAATCCCATCGAATAATAAACACACAGTCAACTTTTCTCTCTTGAAAATATGATGTCGGTAAAGCCTCTACAACAGAAATGTTGCACGTAACCGACAGTTATAAAAGTGGTAAGGAATACGGTTACTTCGAAACAAAGAGCAAATTTGAACAATTGAAAACAAACCGTGTCTGTGATTCCCTTTTTTGACAAAGAAAGTTTATAGTCCCGCCAAAGGGTTGGACTTTTACCTAATATAATAAATTAGTGTTTAACAATTAAAAATGAAATCGTGTTATGGGAAAATTCAACACAAAAGTTACAACAGCTTCTAATGAAGTCGTAACAAAACAAGGTGGAACAGGTATCAAATTCAAACCAGAAATGGAATTGGTTGGACTGTTAGCAACAGGGTTGGAAGGCCGTTTCTATGAAAAAGAAAATGAACGTGAAAGTCGTTTGATTCAAGTTATCAAAGAAGTCGGTAAGAAAGATCCAGAGTTGGTCGCAAAGGCGTTAGTATACGCACGTACAGTTATGGGACAACGTTCAGTTACCCACGTAGGAGCTGTAGCAGCATTATCAGTATTATCCGGTAAAGAACTTGGAACTCGTTTCTTCACTAAACGTGAAAGAAAAGAAAACAAGGGTGGTATTGTCTTCCGTTTGGATGACATGTTAGAAATCATTTCTTACTACTTCTTGCGTAACCCAGGTAAACCATTACCTAACTCAATTAAACGTGGTTTCAAGAAAGCATTGGAAACTGCAGACGCATACGAATTGGCTAAATACCAAGGTAAAGGTAAGTCTGTAACATTGGTTGACTTAGTGAACATGGTTCACCCAAAACCAACTGAAAAAATGCAAGAAACCTTCAAACAATTGATGAAGGGTGAATTGAAACAATTCAACACTGCCGAAGACAAGAACACAAAATCTGGCCAAGAAGTGGCTGAAAAAGTTAAGTCAGGTCAAATCACTAAAGCGGAAGCTGAAGTTGAATTGAAGGAAGCTAAAGCTGAAAACTGGAAAGAATTGATTGTAGACGGTACACTTGGTTACTTGGCTCTGTTAAGAAACCTACGTAACATCGTTGAACAAACAACTGACGAAGTTTTCAAATCTGCTTTGAATATGTTAACTGATGAAAAACGTGTACGTAAAAGTCTTGTTTTTCCACACCAAATCGACATCGCTTTCGAAGTGTTGTTAAATGAAGGAAACTTCACAAACGCATCACGTAAAACTGCCCTGTTGACCGCTGTAAACACAGCATACGAGTTGGCTATTCCAAACTTGACAGAATTGTTCACATACGGTAGAACTGCCGTTGTTATTGACACTTCAGGTTCTATGACAAGTGCTGTAAGCATGGGTCAAAAAAGAATCAACTCAAGAGCCGTTGAAAAAGCAGCTCTGATTGGAGCAACATTGGCAAAGGGTATCGGTGCAGATATGTACCACTTCTCTACAAGTTGCGAACAGTTATCTTACAATCCATTGGATACTGTTAACACAATCAAGAACGTGGTTATTAACCGTAGTTATGGTGGAGGTACTGAATTCAACATAATCTTCAGAACGCTGAAAGGTAAGTATGATCGTGTTTTCGTTATCTCCGACATGCAAGGTGGAGACTCTCTTTTAAGAGGGTCTTCATACCAAACATATGTTAAAACAAATGGACAACCATTCGTTTACTCAATTGACTTGTGTGGATACGGAACTACAATGTTCAAACAAAATGATAAGTTGATTAATCTATTCGGTTACTCAAGCGACATTTTCGAAATGGTTAAGAAAAGTGAGATAAATCCAGAACAAATCTTGAAAGAGATTCGTGCTATTCAAATCTAAGAAACTGGGGTTTATCCCCCTTTCTTTTAAAATCTACGACTAAACATACTGTACGGTATGGTAGGCCGTGAAGAAGTCCTCGGTTTTGAACCGGGGCATTTTTTGGTGGATTAGGGGAGTTGGCCGTCCCTGCCAGCCTGTCACGCTGGACATCACGGGTTCGAATCCCGTATTCACCGCTTTTAAGACGTGGGACTATGATAGACTGTCCAAGGGGGTTCTGCCTGAAACAATGGTATGACTGCGACCACTAAATGTTTTATCAATCATGTGGTTTATAATAGGTAACTTATGGCACGGAGTACTCGTAGGCCAAGTTTGTAGGTTCAAGTCCTACCCACATGACAAAATTTTATACAAGACGAAGAAGAAATTTAAAAATTTTGATACAAATATTTGGTAGAATCAAAAATTATATCTATACTTGTATCATCAAATAAAAACAACGAATATGAGTAATTCAAGTAGTTCATCAAGTGGTATTGGTTTCACGGGTTTATTAACAATAGTATTTATTGTTCTTAAATTAACCAACGTTATTACATGGTCTTGGTTTTGGGTGTTATCACCTCTTATTTTTGGTCTCATTTTAGGAGTTATAATCTTGTTGATTTTCTTTTTGATTTGGCTTAAACATAGCTAAAAGTTCATTGAAAAATATTGTCACGAAGACACAAGAGGAAGGAGTCACTAGGTACTGATTGAGTACATTTTTGATCAAACCATAAATCTTTGATTTGTGACTAGCTTTTATGGTGATAAACAATATCACTTAAAGATGCTGCTTTCGTCTAATTGGAATAGGACGCCAGGTTTTCAACCTGGGTAATACGGGTTCGACTCCCGTATGTAGTACTAAAATTTTAACTTATGAAAAAGTACGAAAAAACACAAATGAGAGTTACCTGTTTAATACAGGCTATTGGTTTAAAACAAAACACATTAACCACAGGTGAATATGAGAAAAAAAATGTGGTTGATATTGCGAAAGAACTTGAATCATATGTTTTAAATGATTCGAAAATAAAAAAAGAATAAGGGTTTAGAATAAAAACAAAAAAGTATATATTTATAACTGATGAAAAACTTTAGACACATATCAATATTATCTTTAAGACCTAACTTATGTTTGGTGTTAGGAATTGATATGTCAAATCTGAAGTGAGTAAAAGTTATACAAAAATATACTTAAACCCGGATTTTGATAAAACAAAGTTCGGGTTTTTTAGTTCATTGAAATTATTGATAAAGATAAAAAGGTAGACTCGTTTTAATTTATTATAACGACTTTACTTTTTGATGTGTTTTTGATATATTTAGTTATTATGAGAACACAATATAATCAGGAAAAATTAAGTGAAGTTGTTACTTCATCATTTTCCATTGCAAATGTTTGTAGAGAATTAGGATTAAAACCTTGTGGCGGTAATTATAAAACGCTTAATTTTAAAATTAAGGATTGGAGTATAGACACTTCACATTTTACGGGAAAGGCTTGGAATCAAGGTGAAAGATATAAAAATTTTGGATTAAAATATGAATTAAAAGATGTACTAATAAAAAATTCACCTTTCCAAAGTACAAATAATTTAAAAAAAAGATTATATAAAGAAAATATAAAAAAGAAAGAGTGTGAAGAGTGTCATTTAACTGATTGGAATAATAAAGAAATTATATTTGAATTAGAGCATATGAATGGTATTAATGATGATAATAGGATTGAAAATTTAAAAATTCTATGTCCGAATTGTCATTCACAAACTGTTACTTTTAGAAACAAAAAAAGATACCTCTGTGGCGAAATTGGCAGTACGCAACAGACTTAAAATCTGTCGTTCCGTGAGGGACGTGTGGGTTCGACTCCCATCAGAGGTACAAATTAATATGATCGACTAAGGATTAGGACGCTGGCATAACGACCCAGCTAAAATGCCGAACTGATCGGGAAGATCGACTTCCTATTAATTAAATGGTTTAGTGGCGAAATTGGCAGTACGCGATAGTCTCAAACACTATTGGAGAAATCCGTGTGGGTTCGACCCCCACCTGAACTACAATAATTCCAATATCTTCTGAAAGGATATTGAACGGTAGTAAATTATTAACTTAGGAAGGGTTCGGCTCCCTGACTGAATCGGTTCGACTCCGGCTCGGGTGTGGTACAAAGTTAGTAGGTTTGGAATTATAATTTTGGTTCTGTAATTCAAATGGAAAGAATAACTGATTCCTATTCAGTTTGTTAAGAGTTCGAATCTCTTCAGAATCACAAAAATGGGGGTGTATCACAACAGTCTTCTAAACTGTATTAGTGTAATTGGACGATGTGGGTTCGAGTCCCATCTCCCCTACTAAATTAATGGCTAGTTGTCTGAGCGATTTAAGTGTGGGTCTGCAAAACCTATTAGACTGGTTTGACTCCAGTACTAGCCTCTGTTTCGAATAATTCTATAAAACATTGTAATAGGTGAATTATTTGAAAAAAGTTCTGAAAAGTTTGGCAGTATCAAAATTAAGTAGTATCTTTGTACTGTAATTAAAAAACAGAAGTTATGGGACTATTAAGTAAGATGATGGGAAGTAGTTTAGTTGATGAAAAAGTTTATTCCCCTGTGAATGATACTGACATCAGGAAACATTTGAACGAGTCAGAAATTTGGAAAACGGCCTTTAAAATGGAAGAGTTAACCAAAGAAGTGTTGAACAAATATCCGAACATGATGGAGTATTCGGTTAAGTTTGACGGTTTAAAGCCCGTACAATTAACAGGAGTAAAGCCATATAACGGAAAGTAAATCCTCTAGTATCCCCTCAGTCTTATACACCGTAGAAAGGGTAATTGGTCACATGTGGGTTCGAATCCCACTTAGAGGACAAAAAAATAAAAAAAGTTGAAAAATACTTGGCAAATTAAAAAATTATTCATATATTTGTACAGTATTTAAGAATTAAACAAAAAGTAACATATTTATAAAAAACAATAAGATGAAAAATATCATGAACATATCGCAATCGTTTAGTATTATGAACCCGTTTAGTCATAACGGTATTAATATTAATGTGCAATCACCAATGGTGAAGTGTTCGGAAATATTTTATACATGATGTAAATAAGTTTACTCAATATAAAAGAAAGTCCGGACACAAAATGTTCGGATTTTTTTTTTGTTCTTTGACATGATGGTAGTATAATAAAAAAAAATGGAAGTCTACTCAAATTGGTTTAAGAGGATAGTCTTGAAAACTATTAGGTCGGTGAAACGGCGTGTGAGTTCGAGCCTCACGGCTTCCGCAAGGATAAACAATATCCTTCAACAAGATTGTTCTATGGTGTAATCGGTAACACGTCTGATTTTGGTTCAGGATAGTTTAGGTTCGAGCCCTAATAGAACAACGAGCTAGACTGTTAGAATTTCATAGACCGTTCAGAAAACGGTAGCGTAGAAATTTAAATTAAAGATTGTCCTGTGGTGGAATTGGATAGACACGCCAGACTTTGACTCTGGTGCCTCAAAAGGGTTTGTGAGTTCGAGACTCACTGGGACAGCAAAATAACAATTATCGGGATGCGATCCATTAGGTGTGGTTACCTCACTTGGAATGAGGGTTATTATGAGTTCGAATCTCATTATTCCGACAAAATTAAACATAGAGTAGTGGCCTAATTGGTTAGGGTACAACGTTTGGGACGTTGGGATTGTCGGTTCGAGTCCGGTCTACTCTACTTAAAATAATGGTGTTGTAGCTCTAATGGTAGAGCGGAGGCCTGAAGAGCCTCGCGTTGGTGGTTCGAGTCCACCCAATACCACTAAGGATATGTAAATGGAACAATACACGTTCCCGCGTGGGTAGTTTGTCACATATTATGGGCCGTTAGCGCCGATGATGGGTGGACATTTATTCGGGAATATCCTTTAAACTATGGTTTGGTAGCTCAGTAGGTAGAGCGGAGGCCTGAAGAGTCTCGCGTCAGCGGTTCGATCCCGTTTCAGACCACATTTTTTATTTTGATTATTTTTATGTATATTTATTATTAACTAAAAATGTTAATAATGAGTAGATATTACGAAAAGATTATTGAATTAAGAAAACAAGGAAAGTCCTTTAAAACAATTAGTAAAGAATTAAAATGTGCATTATCAACGGTTTCATATCATTGTAATTTAGAAAAATTAGGTGGATGTTCTGATAGATTGAATGATACTGATAAAATTGAATTACAAAAATTGTATGATGAAATTGGAAGTTTAAAAAAAGTAGCTAAATTAAAAGGTCACGCATATGAAACTGTTAAAAAATATGTTACCTTAAAAAATAAGACACGTCAAACTTCTTCAGAATCAGTAATTTTATGGAGAAAAAGAGTAAAATTAAGATTAATTGAATATAAAGGTGGTAAATGTGAAATCTGTGGTTACGATAAATGCTCAACTTCATTACATTTTCATCATCGAGATTCAAATGAAAAAGATTTTTCAATTTCAGGCAAATCGTTATCTTTTGAAAAATTAAAAAATGAAGTTGATAAATGTGTATTAGTTTGTTCAAATTGTCACGGGGAAATTCATGAAGGTGTTACAATAATTAATGGGTAGGTTGCTTTAGAGGCCGAAAAGTCCAGACTGTTAATCTGGTAGCGTAAGCTCATCGTGGGTTCGAATCCCACCCTTCCCTCAGAAATTTAAGTTATGAGCAAAATTGACAAAAAAAGAATCAAGTTACAAGAGGAAATCGATAGACTTGAAGGTGAAATGAGAAAAAACTTAACACAAAAGACATCCAACACAAAGGAAATTAGTGTTAGTGATTATCTTACAAAGATTGCGGATTTAAGAAAGAAATTGAATTAAAATTATGGGTTGGTTGCTTTAGAGGCCGAAAAGTCTAGACTGTTAATCTAGTGAACGTAAGTTCCACCGTGAGTTCGAATCTCACCCTTCCCTCAAACATTATGGCTTCTTCGCTTAGTTGGTTTTAAAGCGTCTGTCTTACATACAGAAGATCATCGGTTCGAATCCGGTATTAGCCACGAAAACCCGAAATGCTCGTGATGGTCACAAACAAGACGTTGGATGTGATCGGATAAAAATCCTGTGTTCGCACAGTTAACCAACCGGCATTAGCTACGAAGTACAAGTAGTGTGTAGTAAAGTAAGGTTTTTAATTATGGCTGTTTAACTCAGTTGGTTCAGAGTATCTGTTTTACACACAGAAGGTCACTGGTTCGAATCCAGTAGCGGCTACAAATTAATACTGGGATGTAACCCTCTATCCTGATAAGATAGCTACGGGTAATTGGTAAGTGAAAATGTCGGTTCAATCCCGATCATCCCAACCAATAACAATTCGGCAGATCATCTAATAGGTTAGGATGCGAATCTGATAAGTTCGTAATCCCAGTTCGAATCTGGGTCAGCCGACAAATTAAAATTGATTAATATGAGGAGATTCTATGGATATTAGGTTTAAATAACTTAATATTATGAAACCGTACAAGAAATCAAAAGTGGCAAAAACTACAACTTGCAGAAAAGAGTACAATGTAGTAACTAAACCTGATTATTTTGATCCATATTGGGATGAAGGATTAAATCTTTACCCAAGATATAGAAGGGGATTCAAAAATTCGGGAAAACAATTGATGAGTTACCAAGTAAGAATGTATCGAACTTGGAAACATAATCGAAAATTTCAATGGAAGATTGCCAGAGTGGTTTAATGGGGCAGTTTGCTAAACTGTGGTCGAGAAATCGGCCCGCTGGTTCGATCCCAGCATCTTCCGCAAGTATGAAAATACATCCCTCCAGCAACCCGTGATTGGTAGTTCGGGACGTGACTGTGAATCACGATTACGTGGGTTCGAATCCCATCTGGTTGACAAATTTTATGGTGATTGTGCGGTAATGGTAACCGAATAGATTGTGGTTCTATAAATTGTGGGTTCGAGTCCCATCTTTCACCCCAAATAAATGCCGATAGTTCAAGGTGAACATCTTCTCTCATAAGGAAGAACAGGCCAGTTCGATTCTGGCTATCGGTACTAATCAATTAAATTTTACTATTATGATAACATTGAAAGAAGCGGTAACAAATACAACCGCAAAGTTTAGTCACGCGATTGCAGGGGTATTATACTACAATTTATTTGTCAATGATGATGTATATCAGTTTTCTATTGACATGAACGATAAAGATGACGTAGGTACAGCTACTTTTGTTAATGAATATCGTGGTATCACTTTAATGAGATATATCCGTAAAGCAATTGATAGTGAAAGTTTAGTTAAAATTAGTTCGTAATATCAATTTTTTTTCGTATCTTTACGTGAGATTAAAAAAATTGTTATGAAAGTATTATTTTTAGATCATGATGGTGTCATTTGTTTGTTGAATAACTTCGGTACTAGATTTAAGAAAGGAAAAGGTTCGATGACCGATAAATCCATTCTTGACAGATTTGATGACTTTGATAAAAAGGCTATCAATACATTAAATAAAATTATTGAAGAAACTGATTGTGAAATTGTAGTTTCGTCCGATTGGAAACAATGGGCAACCGTAGAAGAGCTTGGAGAATACTATGAACATCAAGGGATTATAAAAAAACCACTTGATTTTACAACGTCAATCAATGATATCGAAGTTCCAAAAGATTTCAAATGGAATAGAAATTATGGTCATGAACAAACAAGATGTTTTGAAATCCATGCTTGGTTAGAAAAACATCCGGAAGTTACACATTGGGTTGCCGTTGATGACATGTATTTAGGAATAACTAAGACAGATATAAATGAAGATAGTACATGGGGTTTAAAAAATTTTGTGTGGTGTCCGAACGTTTATGAAGGAATCAAACAAACGGGTATTAAAGATAAAATTATGAGTTTCTTTTTATAAGAAACTATTTATCTAAAAACATCTACCATCAATTAAATAAGGGACGATGTAAAAAGGAAGGAGTAAAAAATGAGACAGTTTAGAACACTTAGTAAAGTACCGATTCCTAATGTAATTCAATACATTAAGGATTACTTATTGGTAAACAAGGACGTTGAAATTTTGATTGGATGTGATTCACAAAATTATGGAACACATAAAACCATTTATGGTGTTGTTATAGTTTTATATCATCCAGGCCACGGTGGTCATGTGTTATGTACTCGTGATGTTGCTCCTTTTGAAAGAAACACACCTGTTAGATTGTTAACTGAAGTATGGAAAGGTATCGAAATTGCTGAATTTCTAAAAGAAAATGGAATCAAAGCGCCAAAATGGATTGACATTGACTTAAATCCTGATTCAAGATATGGTTCAAACACTGTTTTAAGGCAAGCGATTGGTATGGTTGAGGGTATGGGCTACCATGCAAGATGTAAACATGATGGTGTTATGGCAACATACGCAGCAAATGAACTTGTAAGACAAGGAAATAGAAAACGAGATAGGAAAATGAAAGTTTAAGATAAGAAAGGGTGGATAAAAAAAAATGACATTAAAAAGGCTAATATTACTATCGAATTTTGTAAAATTAATAATTTTAATTATTTGTTTTATTTAGGTAAAGATCAAAATTTAATAACTAACTTATCTTATATAATAAAGAATGAATGAATTTGAAAAAGTTTTATATTTTATAAAAGATATTATAAAAAATACTGAATGGAAGGGAAAATTATATATCGTTGGTGGATACGTTCGTGACGAAATAATGGGTAAGAAACCAAAGGATTTAGATTTTGTTGTAAATGGTGACATTGACGCGGGTATTATATTTTCGACTTGGTTAGGACAAAAATTGGGTAACTACAAAGAAAACAGTAACCCAGTAATCTACCCAAGATACGGAACATCAAAACTATCATTAAACCATAACAAATATAAACTGCCAAATATTGATCTGGAGTTTGTTGCCCCAAGGAAAGAAACTTACTCCAAAGGATCTAGAAATCCAGATGTAACGAACGGTGACCTTATGGATGAAACCATGAGAAGGGATTTAACCATCAATTCATTGATGAAAAATGTTTCAACGGACGAAATACTTGATTTAAGTGGAAGGGGTGTAAATGACATTAAAAACGGTATTATAAGGACAACATCTAATCCTGATATCATATTCAAGGAAGACCCTCTTAGAATGTTAAGAGCAATTAGGTTTGCCGTTAAATATGATTTTAAGATGGAAGACGATGTTTTAAATGGAATCAAAAAACATGCCAATTCAATAAGTGATATTTCCAGAGAAAGGATTACCGATGAATTAAATAAAATTTTATTAACAGTTGACCCATCAAAAGGTATACAACTATTAAAAGATTCACATTTATTAAGGTATGTTATTGAAGAATTCAATGCCGCTATCGGTATGGCACAAAATGATTATCATACTGAAGATGTTTTCGGTCATACAATGACTGTATTGAAGAACACACCACCTGAATTGAAAACAAGATTAATTGCGTTGTTTCATGATATTGGTAAAACCGTGACGAAATCTGTTGATCCTGATGGTAAAGTTCATTTCTACGGTCACGAAGAAGCAAGTGAAAGACTTGTTAGACAAGTTATGACAAGATTGAAATATCCAAACGATTTAATCGATGCCGTTGCAAATGGTGTTAGAAACCATATGTATTTGAAACATGGTGAAGATGACACATCTAAACTAAGTGATAAAACATTAAGAAAGTTTGTTGCTTCAGTTGGTGATAACCTTGAATATGTTTTGGATGCCATTCACGCTGATAACATTTCACATGCTGGCAATACGGCTATGACCAACCAAATTAATAACGTTAGGGAAAGGTTAAAAACTTTGAATACTAATGTTAGAAAGGAAAATATGAAATTACCTATTGATGGTAATGATTTAATCCAATTAGGATTTAAACCGTCACCTATATTCAGGGAAATTTTGGATGCCGTTCAAGACGCTTGGTATGAAAACCCAAATATGACTAGGGATGATGCTCTTGAAATTGTTAAGAGCATCAAACTTAAAAACAATATCAACGAAATCAAAACGTTAATAAAAAAGATCATAAATGAATAGAAAAGAACATTTGCTAACAATTTTAGCTGAGGAATGTATGGAAATTGGTAAAGAATGTACCAAAGCGTTAAGGTTCGGAACTGAAGACCATCATCCAACACAGACAGGAACTAATGCACAAAAAATTAGTGACGAATATAATGACTTATTGGCTGTTATTGGTATGTTGAACGATGAAGGGTTTCTTAATGTAACCATTGATAAAGATAAAATCAAAAAGAAACAAGAAAAGGTTGAAAAATATCTTCTCTATTCAAAAGAACATGGAACTTTAAACGAATAGTTATGCCTAAAAGAGATCTTGAAATAAGAATAATTGGTGGATGTGCATCAGGAAAAACAAGAATAGCTTGTATTTTAAAAAAAATTCTTGAAAACTTAGATTTCGATGTCGATCATAAATTAGATTCTGATTATGTATCTAAAATGGATAGGGATAGACATATCGACCCAACGTTACCTGAAGCGTTATTTACTTTAAAAGATAAAACAAGAATTATCATCAGAGAAGAACAAGCACCGATGCATATTAATTCGAATAGAAGAAATAATGTAAACTTTTTTTAAAAAACGTTTGGTAGTTCCAAAAATTATTTGTATATTTGTACTCTTGATTGGAACATCTGATGTTTGCCCTACTGAGATTTAGGGTTTGGGGAATTCTCAGATAGTCCTCCATGTATGATTCGGATGTTCCAATTTTAAAAAATTAAATTATGAAATATGTTATCCATAGGTTAGTAACACCTCAAAGTATACAAAGAACAGAAGTAATTTCTATGAGTAAGATTGTAACAAAAGTTATTGCGATGGAAATTCTTAATCTTCATGGTATCAATTCAATTCATAACACAATGGACGAGGCTGTTGAAGAAATTGGAAAACATTCTTCAGTATTGAAAGGAATGAATCTTACCATTATTCCCGTAATTTGGGTGGATGAAAATGGAAAAGTAAATTAATTGTAATATTTATAAAAAAGAAAAGTTATGAAACACACTTAGATTAGACTTATCGTAGTCACAAGAGCAGATTTAAAACCCGGTTATCAAATCGCCCAATCAGGGCATGCCATTTCACAATATCTATTGGAACACACCGATTTGGCAAAACAATGGAACAACAATTACCTAATTTCACTCGCAGTTAGTTCCGAACAAAAGCTTGAAGATTTATTGAGAAAATTAATACACATTGGACATCGTGTGTCTTATTTTATGGAACCCGATATTAACAACGAGTTAACATCAATCTGTTTTATTGAAACAGAACACACCAAAAATTTGACATCACATTTACCTTTGTCATTAAGTAATATAAACCATTAAAAATTAAAGCTATGAAATAGATAATCAGAGGTCCTACGTAAGTTTTTACAAGTTAAAAGCGTACCTTATCAAAAACAAATAAAATAAAAATAAATTAAAAAACAAAGAAAATGAAAAATCAAAATATTAGTTCAGCATTAAGTATTAAAACAAAATTCTCGAATTCAGTTCATAAAATCTTAGAACCTAATTTGGGAGTTCCACGTAGTAAACGTTGGAGAAATAAAAACATCCATGCTTATACCGATAAAGAAAAGTTGGAAATTTTCGAACAAATCTTGAAATTACATGACCAAATTTCTGACGAATATTCAAACTGTTTGTACAAGAACCGTCAAAAGAAGAAAGTACAAAAACTTCGTGACGAAAGTGGTTACACTGCAAAACAAAAAGAAAAACGTGAACGTGCTAAATTAAACAAAAACTCAGTTTAATTTGGTAATTTCAAAAATTAATGTTATATTTGTGTCGGTGATTTCGGTCACCGACATTTTTGGGGTATTAATTTAATGGTAAAATGAAACTCTCTAAAAGTTTTTTTATCGGTTCGAATCCGTTATACCTCACGCCTATTTTTTTTAATATCATAGAACTTTTCATAATAATACAAATATTTATAATTATGAAAGGATCAATTTATTATTTAAAAAACAAAGATGAAAATGTGATAAGATATGTCGGACAAACGATATTATCTTTAGAAAAAAGATTGAAAAGTCACATTTATGAAACAAAAAGAAATTTAAAATTAGGAAAATTTCTAACCCATAAAGAAAATTGGATTATTAGTTTAATTAATGAAAACAATTTAAATAAAATTGAAATACATCTAATTGAAGAATGTGATATTTCTATTATTGATGAAAAAGAAATTTTTTGGATAAATTATTACAAAGATTGTAATTTAACTAATATTGATATTGGGGGGAAAAGGACTTTCGTAACTGATGAAACTAAAAAGAAAATTTCAATGGCAAATAGTGGTGAAAAAAACGGAATGTTTGGAAATCACAATAAACCAAATGAAATTATTAAAAAAAATAGAGGCGAGGGAATGAGGAATTCGAAAAAATTTCAAGATTCCAGAAAAAGTGAAGAATTTAGAAAAAAAATATCAATTTTACAAAAAATTGATGACGTATTTTTACTAGATAATAATTTTGAAATAATAAAAGTTTTTAATTCGTTAAATGAAGTATCGAAATATTTAGGTTGTACCAGTATTAATGTTCGTAAATCAAGACAATATAAAAGATTGGTTTGTAAAAAATATTGGGTAGTATACAGAAAAGATTATGATGATTTTATTAACAATAAATAAAAATGAGCAACGATATATTATTAACAAGGGACGAATTTAGAGAAACTGTTTTTAAAAGAGATTCGTATAAATGTGTTATTTGCGGCAAATCAGCAAAAGACGCTCACCACATTATAGAACGTAGATTATTTCAAAATGGAGGATATTTTATTAATAATGGAGCTTCTTTATGTGAAGATTGTCATATTGAAGCAGAACAAACAACTTTATCATGTGGAGATATAAGAAAAGCATGTGGAATTGAAACTATTATCATCCCCGAGCATTTTTATGACGATAATGAATATGATAAATGGGGTAATATTATTCTTCCCAATGGAAATAGAATAAAAGGTGAACTTTTTTATGATGAATCCGTACAAAAAATTCTAAATAAAGGAAATGTACTCAATTTATTTCAAAAATATGTTAAATATTCACGTACATATCATTTACCCTGGAGTAATCCATTAAAGGATGATAGGACGTTGGAAAACGACAATCATTTTCATGGTAAACGTGTTATTGCTACGTTAAAAATGGACGGTGAGAACACTTCTATGTATAATGATCATATTCACGCAAGGTCTTTGGATTCGTCTTCACATGAAACTCGTAATTGGGTTAAAGGATTATGGTCACAAATATCATATTTATTGGACGATGATATGAGAATATGTGGTGAAAACCTTTATGCTGTTCATTCCGTAAAGTATGACGACTTATTAACGTATTTCATGGTATTTTCAATTTGGTTTGACAACAAATGTATATCTTGGGATGAAACCGTAGAATACACCAAAATTTTGGGTTTAACCAACGTTCCCGTCTTTTATGATGGAATTTACGATAAAGACAAGATAATGTCTGAATTCGAAAAATATCGATTAAAAAACGAAGGATACGTCATTAGGTTAGCTGATGAATTTTTATATTCTGACTTTAGAAAATCGATTGCTAAATATGTTCGTCCGGAATTCAGACAAATTGTTAATAATTCACATGGACATTGGATTAGTAAAAAAATTGAAGCAAATAAATTAAAATAATATGAAACAATTAACTGATAAGAATTTTGATTACGAAGTTCTTAATTCAACGGAATTAGTAGTGGTAGATTTTTGGGCAGAATGGTGTGGCCCATGTAGAATGGTTGCACCTGTGATTGATGAATTATCTGAAGAGTATAATGACGTTAAATTTTTCGGAGTTGACGTTGATTCATCACCAAATGTCGCTGACAAGCAAGGTATTAGGAATATTCCAGCTATCCTGTTCTTTAAAAAAGGACAACTTATTGATAGGATAGTCGGAGCCGTTCCAAAACCTACGATTAAAAATAAAATTGACGCATTACGTCAATAAAGACTTTTACCTTCAAGGTAGAATGGTGGAGTACTAGCAAAAAAACTAGTCGGTCCTAAAGGGGTGAAGAAATTCATCCCTTTTTTCTTTATTTTCATATTTGTTTTATGTATATTTCCACATAAAATATTTACAATGGATAAAAATGAAGTAATTAGTGTTGTTATATCAACAAGAAAACGTGACGAAAAATATGTTGAACACGTTCGTAAAGTATTATCACACCCAAAGAGTGAAATTTTGGTTTATGAAAATGACAATCAATTTTCCTTATCGGAAATCTACAATAAAGGGTTAAATGATGCTAAAAATGATATTATTGTGTTTTTACATGATGATTTAATCCTCGATGTGAAAAATATGACCCCTAAAGTTATCAAGTTGTTTGAAAAAAACCCTGAATATGGTATTATCGGAATTGCTGGTACAACTTTATTAACTACTGGTAGATGGTGGGAAGATAGAAGCAAAATGTTTGGCATAGTTGGTCATATTCAGAATAATAAACGTCACGTCAATAAGTACTCAAAACAGACGTTTCCTGAAATCGTTAAAGAAGTTGTTGCGGTAGATGGTGTTTTTATGATGGTTCACAAAAAACGAATTAAACACACCTTTAACGAGGTGTTTAAAGGTTTCCACTTCTATGACCTTCCAATTTGTGTTGAAAACTTCATGGATGGAGTTAAAATTGGGGTTACTACGAAATTTGATATTACTCATAAATCTATCGGTGGTACTGATAAAAAATGGGAAAAAAATAAATATTTATTTGAAGCATTATACGAAAAAAACTTCCCTTTAACCGTTACGAACGTAGTTGTTGAAACTGCCGACACGGTAGTTTAATTGGTAAGGTTTTTGTATTTATCTAATAAATAAATAAATCAAATGAAAAACATTTTATTAGTACTTTTATTAGTTATTATTAGTTCTTGTAGTACAACTACTAGTGTAACAAGGTCTTACTATGATCCATATGATGATTATGATAATTATTATTACAATCCATATGATATCACTTATGGTTTTGGAATTGGTTGGGATAACAGAATAGGGTATTACGATAAACATCATTTTTATGGAAAGCCACAATATCCAAAAGACGCTTTCAAATACACTCCACCTGTTCGTAAAAAAACTGATAATAGATATAGACCAACATACAAAAGACCGGATAGAAACGTTAGGCCAAAATTTAACAACTCAAATCCAAAAAATTATCGTAGATAATTTGGTATTTATATAAATAATATGTATCTTTGTATCACGAAAAGTGAAAGAATCTAAATAATTTCACTTTTCGTGATATTATTGTTCTTTGAAAATATGGGGATGCTTGGTATTGATTGGTATTAATGAGGTACATAGGCACGTAGTCGGATGTCATCTACGACTTAAATACATGATGGTAAAAAACAATAGGCAACGTATATCGTAGCATGGAAGTAGCTGGTTTACTAGCAACTTCTGAAGTAGCTGTAGCTTAAGAAGTATACACTACAAGGGGTCGAACTTACCTATCAACAGAAGTTCCAGTGTTAGATACAACCCGAAAATGTATCGGAGCCTCGTTCAGAATTCTGCTTCATTTTAAGTGAACTCGACACAGTTATTGATAACAATGTCAAAATAGGAATCAAATATTTGTTGGTTGTGAATTAATCAAATAAACGTGTAGTCTATGTATTGCATAATATACAAGACAGCGGTTCGACTCCGCTCATCTCCACCTAACTAATTGAAGATCAGATAGTTACATTAAGTGACTCTCTTTTTTTGTTTATGTTATCACATATTATATTACATAATTTCCAAACCATTTCATCACTCATATTGTTTTTCATGTAATTTATTGATCTAGACACCCATACTATGTTACCCTTAACATATCCGATATTCGAATCAATACGATCAACAGAAGCCGAATAAATAGGATCATTAATTATTTTACTATGAGTAGATAATATTAGTTCAATTCCTGTAAATTTACATAATCCATTTTGTAAATCCCATTGAGCTTTTAAATCTTCAAGTGTAACATTAACTTCCAAACCTTTTTCCCCATGTCTACTGTTTATTACTTTCATATAATATTTAAATTTTGTAAATTCATCGCCCTGACGTTTAAATTGATTAGTTTTAAAACTCCAAGATTTATCTCCAAAATTTGATATATGTGATTTTCCGACACAACTTCTACTACAAAAGTTTGACCTTTTTAACTTTTCATTTCTATTAATTTCGGATAATGGTTTTTCGAATTCTTTTCCACAATTATCACAAATACATTTACCAAGTTTTCTATTATGATTTTTAATTTTTTCCATATTTCTTTTTACATAAATATAGTGGAATTAGGGAAAATCGAAATGGAGGTGATAAAAAAGTTGTGGAGATGGAATTTATTTATTGGGATAGGGACGCACGAACAAAGAGCCCTTTAGAGACTCTTTGCCGAGATTAGGAACATCCTCCTTTCGTTTACCCGTTTATCTTCAAATGGTGACCAAACCGATTTGAATCTGTTTATAAATATCCGTTAAATAAAGAAACCCTCGGATTTCAGAAGGTTTTTGATATTAATTTAAGAAGGTTTCTTACCCCAAACAAATTTAGTTCCGTAACGTCTTTTTGGATTTTTAATTTTATATAATCCCTGTGTTGCAAAATATTTGTTTAGATTATTTAAATCGTTGTCAGGTAGATTACTTACTTTTAATTTAACCCTATTAGTTTCCTTTCCATCAAGCTTTGCATAATATTTTTCATATGTTTGTCTTGGTGATTCAGTTGAATCTCCCGGAGTATCATTTTCTTGTGCTTGGAAAGGTTTAGTTTTCTTTGCGTCCATTTCACAAATTTTAGCAACATCGGCATCTGTAAATCCTGTACTGAATCCCATTGCCGATAATTTGTCATGTAATGCGTAATCGTAAAATCCACTTCCATTAGGATATCTAGGTGTTGCTAAATCCAAACATAATTGTACTTGTGAAATTGCTTTTGTGTTAATACAACCCGGAGTATATGTTCCTTGACATGGGTGATAATTTAATTTTGGTCTTTCAGGATTTTGCGATTGTTGTACTTGTTGTTGTGGTTCTTCCTTTGGTTGTACTTGTGGTTGTTCTTGTTGTGCGGGTTGCGTTTGTTGTGCCGCTTGTGGTTTAGATTGTTCGGCGGATTTAGCCGCTTCAATACATGCTTGCGTTCCTGCCGCCCATTTTAAATCACAAGCATATTCTGAATAAAAATCCTCAAGTGGAAATTCTGCCATATTAACAATCACTTCATTATCAATTGTAAAAGTGCCAGTTAATCCATCATAAAATTTTTCAAATACATTTTGATTACTAAAATATGAGTTAAAAAAGTCTTTAAAAAGAACACCTTGTTCTAAAAATAAATGATCGGAGTTCCAAAAATGTTCACCCCCCTTAATCATCGTTTTCTTTAATCCATAAAACAATTTAATTCTATTTTGTTGTTGTCCCGTTGTTGCCATATTTAAAATTATTTAAATCTATCAATTGCGCCTCTTGATGGTTTTTGAACTTGACCAGTTGTATCAATCTGTCCACCACTTAAATCTTCCGTTCCACCCGGTAAATACTTATCCAAAAATCCTGAATTATCTGGTTGGGTAGATTGATTAAAAAAATCACCAACTTTAGTCCAAACATAATAAATACCATATATACCTGCGGCATAAAATACGTATTTTATTTTATTACCTGAACTTATTCTTGATGAACCGACTCTTCTAGCACCGTCACGATAATATGTTGCTTTAGCAATCTCAGAATCAATTTTAGCCGTTCCAAGTTTGGTAGCCGCACTTGATTGTTTTAAATTTGACATTTTCAAAACAATATCATCAAGAACTTTTGCAACTTCTTCATATGTATTAGCGTTAGCCATATTTTTGGTTGCGATTGTCATTTCATTTTTCATTTCCTTACCATATCTTGTCATGAAACTATACCATTTCTTAGGTTCAATATCGCTAAAATGTAATCGTATTTTTCCATTAATTAAATTGGTAATTTCTTTTTCGGTAACACCTGCTACCTGTACAGCAACTTGTCCTGCCGTTGTCGCTGCGGTTGTTTGTCCTGCGGTTGTAGCTGTTGTACCTGCACCCTTCTTAGCTACCCAAGAAGCTTTAACATCTTTCAAAAATGCAGGATCGATATCAAGTGTTGAAGCAAGTTCCTTTCCAGCATTTATTGATTCTTGGGGAACAGACAGGTTATATTTTTTTAATATATTATCAACAGTTGCAAACTCTGTTTCCATTAATTTATCAGTAATTTGTCTTCTAAATCCCGCCATTTGAGGTAATTTAAAAGCCATTGACAATTCTTTTGGTGTAATAGTTGTAAGGTCTTTTTTAAGAATATTCCTTAATTCTGTAAAAAAGTTATGTTCGAAAGTTTGTCCTAATGCCGGTAAAGTTTTCGATAAAAAACGAGAAAAAGCGGCTTGTTCATCCAATTGTTTTTGTTGAACATCCATCATTTCCTGTATTCTACTAATTTGTTCTAATAAATCTTTTTTCTTCATTTCCATATATTTTAATTAAGGGCAAAATCCTCATCTGAATATCCAGCATTTGGGTTATATTTTATTGCTTTAGCCATTGCCTGACTACTTGGTTGTTCTTGTGAATTCCCACCTGATAATTTATTTACACCAGCTTCTAATCCTTTAGAAACACCTAAAACCCCAACACCCATTGCAGTTGCTTTTGCTCCTTCTTTAGATAATAATTTGTGTAAAAACGTCTGTAATCCAGTAAGAATTTTATCAACACCGCCTAGAATAACTGACATAACTCCTTTTGATTCAGTTCCCATTTTACCAACCAATAAGTTTGCCGTTTTCTTTAATGAACTATTCAATGTTGGTATTTTTCTTGATAATTCCCCAAGATATTTTACCATATTTTTAGATAGTCCTTTAATTCCGTATTTTGCAACTGAAGTTGACATCTTTTTAAATGGTAAAGCTACCGCTCCTGTAAATAACGCCCCCAATAAGTCGCAAACTAAAAAGAAGTAAGGCATATCCTTTCTTGTGGGGTCTTTAGGGTCATATTCTCCTGTTATAATTTCATAAACATCCAATAACGCAACTACTAACCATACAATTGCGTTTGTTTTAACAGCTAAAATAGACACTACCACATCAACCACTATTCCAACACCAGTATATAATCCACGTCTAACCCATTGTAAAAACGGAATTACACCTTGTTTGAACAGATAAGCTGACCAATCCATTGCTGCAGTTTCAAGAGACTTTAATGCCTCGCCTGACTTTGCTTTTATTTCGTCCCAAAGTCCTTCATTAATTTCTTCTTTATTATTAAGAATACTTCTAACTATTTCTTTTTTCCAAACAAAACCATCAATAGATTCAATGATTAATCCTTGCTTAGTTAAATTTTCTTTAATGATTTCATTGAAGATATGTGTATTATCCCAAATAGAACCAATAGTTTTACCGTTACCTCCTTCAACAAATACTTGATCCATAATGATAAGATATTTGTTATTTTCGGTTAATACAAAATCAAATACATAATCAGATTTCTCTATTCCATAAAGATTTCTAATTTGTTTAATTTCTGACTCGGTAATATTTAGTTTCTTTGTGTACATGTTATTTTAATTGATTTGCTTTCCCTCTTGTCAATGTTGAGCCAACAACATCTGACCATTTAGTGACACCTATTTGATTTGCCGGACCTCGTTCAACTCCACTTTCCCATTTACCAACTTCCGGATATCCTTCAGCTCCAGATTGTGTGTCTGAAGTTCCTGATTCTGGTTCAGGTTCAACGGGCTCACTTTCTGATTGTTCTTCAATTTCATTTTCAATATCAGAAAGAATATGTTTCATTTGTTCTTCGGTAACTTGTATTTTCATAATATATAAATATAAACATTAGTCGTCATATATTGAATCATTTATTTTTGCAAATTTTTTTATTAATTGTCCGGCGACAGCATTACTTTCATCCTCAATTTCACCTCCAATATCTGGCGGCTTAATTTTCAACCTACCTTGCTCATATTGTTTATGGTGATTTAATTCATGTCCCAAACTTCTCATTATATCAACCAATGCCCTACCTTTACCATATATTTTAATAACTTTTTCAGGTAAATTGTAGTTGTAATTAGCGGTTGTTTTAATTTCGTTTCTATTGTATTGGATACGGATTTCAGGCATTTTTTTTATACCTAATTCTTCCTTAACGAATTTGACAAACTCGTTTAATTTATTTTTATTTTCATCAGTTAATGTCATACATATAAATATTATAAAAGTAATTGTTCTGGCGGTTCATTATCTTTTAAATACTCATTTAATACATCTCTTACAAAAGATTTATCAATGTCAGATAAGTCACTATCATCGATAATATCTGGAGAGTAATAAATTATGTCTTCAATCTCCATTTCTAATGATCTATAAAAGTCGTCCCCATCTTCATTTAGAGAAAAATCAATTGATAAAAATCGATTGATATCATCATAATAATAATTTATTAGTTTCATATTCAATAATTATAAGAAAAAATTCCAAAAATCTGAATGTTTGTAATATATTTATAGTTATATATTTATAATTATATCAAAGAGATGAACATAAATTTTATTTTACAATCTATGTTAATTCTTAAACAAGAGAATTATAATGACGATGAACTTAGAATGATTTACGATTATTTATTATTTCTTGACTATGAAATTTTATTTTCGTATTTTATGAATAACACTATTCATGGTTATGATAACGATTTATGTGTATATATCGAAGTAATTGGGGAAACTATAAAAAAGTTTGAATTAACGGAAGAATATGAAAAGTGTTGTAAATTAAAGTTGAAAAGGGAAGAAGCCATTAAAATAATAAACGATTATAAAATAAATTAGATTATGTCAGTATTTGGAATGTCAGAAGAAGAAAAGTCAAAAATACGTGAGCAGCATGACAAAGCCACTAAAGAATTTTTTGACAAAATGAAGGAAACTAAAAAGGGTTTACAAGGACTAAAACCTATCGAAAAGAAAGAAGAAGAAAAGAAAAAGTAAAAAAACCTCCTTAATTGGAGGTTTCTTGTTTAATTTTCTCTTCTCTCGTTACCAGGATAAAAATCAAATCTATGATGATTAATTGGTGACATTAGTAAAACGGCACTATTAATATTTCTTTTCATTTGTTCTTGAAATACGTGGCTCATCCAAGTTTGTTCATAAGGTCTTCCCCATTTTGTATCAATAAACACTTTTTTATTACCTTGTCTTGTGAACCACAATGGCCAATTGTCATAATGTACATTTCCCTCTATATAAGTTATATCATTTGATCTTTTAATGTATTTAAATAATGTTTTTGGCGCATTAGGATCGGTGCCTCTAATTGGTAAATTCTTTTTATCAGGAAAAAATTCTTCTCTAACTGATTGTGGAATATTATACCAAGCCCATTGTACTGAATTATCGCCAAAAAATTCACTAAATGATAATTTTAAATAATCATATTGCTCATTATGAATAATGTTTAACGTTCTTTTGAACAAATTATTAATATATCTAGGAAACCCCATACCACATAAATCCCCTGATTTTGTATATAAATTCATATCATCCTCAAAGAAAATATAATAATCAGAATCAGATTCATCAAAATGTTCAGCAACTAATTGTCTTCCGCCACATATTCCAATATTATCTTTCTTTATTTCCTCGAAATTATATTTTTCACATAATTTACGATATTCGTCATCTGTTGTTCTGTCAGTTGAATTATTTAAAAGAATTTTTCTGGGAACATCTATGAAATCTCTATCTGCCTGTTCAAATGATTCTAAAAGTTTTTCAAATTGTATAGGTGAGTTATATGTAATTACATATAATGACGTTTTAATGGCACTAAAAGGTTTCTTTCCTTGTACATTTAACTTAATTTCTTCTTTAATTTTCGATAAATTTTCAAAGAATGGCCAAACTAAACCATTTCCATCAACTTCAAATCGATGAATTAAATTAGGATAACGATGACACATAATTGTAAATAGACACTCATCAGCGCCCATATATCCATCCTTTAAAGTCTTTTCAAGGATATTATAATACAATGCGTTAACTTCATTTAAAATAGTCTTTTTACCCCCAAAAAAACCACCTCTTGCAACATAATCTACAAAGTCAACGCCACAATATTGAGACATTTTTTTCCTCTCAAACCCATGTATTTCATCATTCGATGTATAAGGATAGGTAATATGAATAAACTTATCATATAATTCTGTATAATAAACAAGATTATCTAAAACTTTTTCATTTGTAAAATAACTAGTTGGAACTGTTGAAGTTAATCCACCGTCAATCCAATAAAAATATTCTGTATTAAATGGATTGTAAATTGATGTGTCATTTAACAAAAACATTTTAGACATCATCATTGGATTATAAAATTCTAATTCCGCTTGAGGTGATTCTGGTAGCCATCCAGCAAAATTTCTCCAATTTTCATTGGTTCTTATTTTTTGTACTTCATCATAAAAATTGAACCATGTTTTAAAATCGATAATTTCTTTATTATAAATGACAGTATTTTCTTTTTTTCGTATTTTCCATACTTCATCTTCCAAATCTCTTGGAATCCATATCGCCATATTAACATCTGTCTGTAAAAGATCAAAAAATCTGTCTTTATATTGCTGAAAATCCCGTTTACCCCAACCTTTCATGTTTCCTCTGCCCATATCCCATAAGCCTGTAACCATTGTTAGGTTTTTGTTATTAATGTTTGTCATATTTTTTATCTTTGGAGGATGAATGTAAAAATCACCTCTCACATTTAAATTTATATTATTATCATAACCATTAATTTTACAAAAATCATTTAAAATTTTATTAGACTCGTCATAAGTATAATTAGCCCACCAATTACACTCAAAAGTTATTAATGGTTTATTTATCAACTCCCTAACTGTTTCTGTAAATCCTTTTAGAACTAATAAATCTTCGGTTTCGGTATCAATTTTTATTAGATCAATTTTATCTAAATTATATTTTTTTCTAATTAAGTCAAATGAAGTAGTTTCAGAAATGCCGTTTTCGTTACAATTAATTGAAGTTAATCCTAAATTGTAACCCTTATTATTTTCATCATAATGTTCAAGTTCATATTGAAGTGCAACATCATTTAGATTAAACTTCTTAATACAATCAGATAACGCTAAGTTTTCAACAATAATTTTATCATTATTTTCATATTTTTTCTTAATATATTCAAATAATAATGGTTGTGGTTCAAACAAAATTGCTTTATCAATATCAAGTTTCTCACAAAGCATATCAAATAAAGTTCCGCTATTTGCGCCAACATCTATTATCGTTAATTTTTTTTTATTTTCTAATAATCTCACTATTTCGAATACACTTCCTTGTGCATGTATTCTAGAAAGTTTATCCCATTTTTTTATACGTTCAGTATATTCATTCATATTAATTAAAGTTTAACTCAATCGATCCACCCTCATGAACCCCAATATTATAAATTCTATTAGGGTCAATATCTAATGAAAAGTCAATATATGCCACTTTTCTAAACCCTGGAACTGGGTCCTCAATACCCAAACTAATATGATTTAAATATAAATCAAATTTTTCATAATTATTTCTTGATAATAATTCATTAACTTTATCTGTAACATCAACTAATTGTCCCAGCGGGATATTTCCATATCCTTCATCAATTGCAAATCGTGACGTTCCATATAATGCTTTATGTAAAATTATCTTAGAATTTTTAAATTTTTCGGGATTTTTATACCAATCAGTAACTATTTCCCCAAGATAAGGATTATAAGTGAATTTATACCACTCAAAGTTTTTTTGTCCTGAAACATAATCGTTTAGCCAAGCTTCATATGCCCATCTACTCCAATAATCAACTTCTCTACATTTTTTAATATGTTTTGATTGTGACCACCAGAAATTTCCCCAATACCAACCACCGTTACAAGTAACACCTACATTATCATATTCATCTAATTTTTCCAATGATTCTTTCCATCTATCAATTAAAAAATACTCTAAACATTCTCTCCAAGCACTTACGTTTCGCACTTTTTCTTCATTTCTTTCTTTATTTTCCCATTCAGTCCAGTCGTTACTAACACCTTTTGTATGAAAATAAAAAATTTTAATGTCATCATATGTATTACCCAATTCTTTAACTTTTTTTATACCAGGATATTCTGCTCCGTTATTAACTTGAAAGTCAAATTGAATTTTATCATATTCCTTCACATGTTCTTTATATTCATCTTCTTTATGTTGGTTTAAATTTACGGTTGCCCACATAATGTCACAACTATCATATAATCCTGAATCTTTAAGACGTTTCAGTTGTTCCGTTACAATTGTTTTCCAATTCCCCGTTAAGAAGTTATGATATACAATTCCTATCATATTTATTTCTTTATTATTACACTAGCTATACTCCAATCTGGTCTCATTCTATGAACTTTAACTGATTGTATATTTTCATTTAAATATCTAATTTCATCTTCTGTCATATAATCAGATTTTATAATACTATTTTTTTCGAAATTCTCTAACATTGTTAATGTATCAATTTTATTAGGATCACCCCAACCGAATATAGCCTTTTCTGGCATATGAACTTCAATACTTGTATGTAAATCTTCAAGAATATATATTCCACCCGATTTTAATATTTTAAAAAGTTTTGCTAAAGTTTTTTGTTGATCATACATTTTATGTGAACCATCATCTAGAATAACATCTACGTTTGAATATAAAGAGGAAAAATCATCAAGTTCAGCTTCGCTCGATTGATTTAAATTAAGTAAGTTTATTCTATCACTACCAATATTATCGAAATAATTTTTAGGAATATCTAATGCAATATCCGCACCAACAATAGTTCCATTAATAAAATAATCCCTCCACATTTCAACAGAATTGCCATTTGCAACACCAATTTCAATAAAAGTTTTTAATGTTTCCCTTAATGGATATAACAAATCGCTATATAATAATTTTACATAATTATGCTCATAATTTTTATCGGTAGAATAAAAATCAGCAATTTCAGATAATTTGAACTTTATAGGTTTTTTTAAACCTAATAATGTATAATATGCGTTATCAATAGTTCTATTTTTTATATTACCATACGCAAATGCATGAAAAATAAAATTTTTATCTATTGGATTTTTAAAATAAATGTTGTTCAACACATTATCTCTTTGAATTTTAATATGTAAATCTATGTTTTCTGTTCGATCCATTAGAATACCAAAACATGTCTGATCATGCCATAACGCATTTTTATAAAAAATATATTCGGGCTCTTCACAAATATTCCACCATTGTTGTATGAAATTTTTGACCCAATCATTATTTTTCATAATAAAAACCCCAGCATTTAATTTACTGGGTCCATAATCTTGATTACAAATTATATCGAAAGTTTCATCTATGAACTCTTCTATTTTACGAGAGAAGTCGCAAACAATTGCGTCCGCGTCTAAAAATAAAATGTAATCCGGATTATACTTTTCTAAAACTTCAATAATTAATTTTGGCTTATACCATGTAAATGCTCTATCACCTACACCTTTAATTATTTTTTCCGTATTGGTTTCCACATGATAAATGTAACCATTGTTATTACAATATTTTTCATTAATTCCAAATGTATAGTCCCCATAACTTAAATTATCCGTCCAATACTGACACAACACAATTTTATTACCCATAACTTTTATTTATAATTATATTGTTCCTTCAATTTTATCACACCAACCTTTGTTAATAGAATATGGCCAAACAATCCATTTTGTAGGTTTTTCCGTAATATTAAATGTTCTCCAAACTTTAGAATATCCATCAATATCTTGTTTCATACGATTAATTTCATTAATGTCTGCATCTTGTCTATATATTGTTTCACCATTTTTATTTTCAAACGCAACTACCCAAAATTTATAATCATTCAATGGAACTTGATGTGGATAAATATCTATACAATGTTTGAATATACTCATAATTGAATTATCAAATTCTTCATCTGACATTATAAATTTTTGAGGTAAATTATTATCTAAAGTATATTGGGTTACACCTCGTTTTGAAAATGAAATACCTGCATATTTTTCATATTCCCTTAAAGTTCTTTCACTCCCAAGATCGTATTTACCAAAACTACTGTTTTTAATTTCCCCATCCATTCCAAATAGTTGTCTATTTCTTCTATGACAGAAATTGTTTTTTTCAACCCATTTTGGGTCATCATCCCATTGTTTAGTTCTACCACGTCTTGTATACTCATGCCATGCAACTACTTTATGCGTATGAAACAAATCATATCCATTTGTAAATGCTCTAACAGCAATTGAAATTTCTTCACCATGAAAATAATAATCAGGATCGTGGGGAACTTCTCTAACGAATTGTCCTAATGTGAAACAAAAATGCGCCGAATAAAATCTTGATGGTATAGGTTCTGTTAATTCAAGATAATTATCAATCGATGCAGGTAAGAAGAAAATTGCTCCTTCAGGAATAAATCTATCAAATATCATTTTCCAAGGTGTATTAATTCTAGCCCCAGGATCATTGGATGGATCATATGATGGAATATAACCAGTTAATAAAGGTTTTTTATACCCTTTTTTTTGTAATTGTTTAATCATACCGATACACTCTTCATCCCAATTTTCAACAAATCTATGATGTGAATCTAATTGTAATGTATATTCCTCATTGTCATAGTTTAATTGTAATAGATTTCTTGCCCAACAAGCTCCTCTTGAATCAAGGTAATCAATATCAATAATTTTAAATCGTGGATCGTCTTTAAATTCATCAAGATTATCCCAAGCATCATCTTTTGAATGTTGCCACGAAATAGAAAATACTAAATTTTCAGGATATTTTGCTTTGGAAATACAATCCCTTAATGTTGGTAGTAATTCGGGGTCACGATAGGACGCCAATTGTATAAATACAGTTTCATTTTTCATTTTTAAGATTTTATTTATTGTTTATTACTTTTTGATAAATTTTCATTCCACCACATAGGTTGTAAATTTGTATAATGACATAATTTGTAAATTTCATCTTCAGTTTTACCATTATCCAACGGTATTTTCTGTCAACTTTTTCATATTCGAGGTATCTATTTGTAGTTAAAATAAATATAGGCAATTTGAATAAAAAAATAAAGCTAAATGAAGGGATTTCCCGAATTTTTTAATTCGACTAACATATTTTCAATACTTGCACAGGTTTCAAGGAAAGATACCTCCTCTTTTATGGAAAGCTCAAACCATTCTAATTGAGTGTTAAAGTGGGAATAACGATTGTGTAAAACGGATTCAATTTTATACGCCATATTTGATTCATATAGATATAAAATTTCTATGGGATAAGGATTTCCAGTTTGTAACTCCGATAAACGTTTGTTTGGATTTTTTGATACACCGATCTTATAAACCCCTTCATTTAATGACTTAATTAAGTAAATTTTGTTCATGAACAAAATGTAAGGGTTTATAAGAAAAATGTAAAGAGTTTTATTCTATTCTAAAGGTATCACCTTCTTGATTGGTAATTTCTTTATCACGTTTCATACCTTCTTTAATATATGCACGGATTAATTTCGATACGGTTACTTTCTTATGGTTGGCAACCTTTTCAATTTCCTTATAATAAGCAGGAACTACCCTAAATGATAACATTTGGATTAGCTGTTTATGCTTTGGCATTTCACTACCAGCTTTATTATCTTTTTCTAGTTTTTTATATGCATCTGATGACATAGTATATATATTTCTTTATAAATATTTGGTTTTTACTGTTTTTTTCTTTATCTTTTGAAAAAAGGTAATATTATGGCAGAAGAAAAAAACACAGTATCCCCAGCCGTTAAGGAATGTGAGGATAGGTATCCTGAAACTACAAAGGAGTTCAAGAAAATTATGCGTGAACAATATGAGTTGTTTTGCGCTAAACAAAACAATTACGGGCCTGAAAATATATCCGTAGGGACAAAATTATCAACACCTGAAGAAATTACATTATCATTAACTGGAATTTGGTTCAGGCAGAATGATAAAATTAATCGTTTAAAACAACTTGTCCTTTTATCGAAAAAAGATTATGTAGGTGAAACAATTCAAGATACATATTCCGATTTGTCCGTTTACGGTATTATTGCACAAATTGTTAGTAGAGGAAAATGGGGTAAGTAATTTTTATTTACCATATCTATAAATATGGTATGTCTACACTTTGAATGATCTAGTGTCGGGCATACCATTTTATGTTGGTAAAGGTCAGAAATACCAAATGTATAATCATTTTTATGATATTAAAAAGGGTAAATTACTCATGGAAACTTTAGACTATATGAAAAATAAAAGACATTATTGATTGCGGAAAAAAGGATCTGGATGGAAAATAATAAAAATTGAATAATATTTATAAGAAAACGAATAGATATGAGCATCAATGTGAATCACCCTTCTTTTATTACTTTTTTAGATAACGTAACTAAAACAATTTTTTCTGAAATTGACATTAAGAATTATTTTAATATTCCCCTTGAAAATAGAATTAAAATTCAAAAAGCAACACTCATTATTATGATAAAAAGTCTGAAAACAAGGGCATTAATCAATGATACCGAAATAAAGGCTTTTGTTATAGTCCTTCAAAAGAAAAACGAAGAGTCCGAAAATTACGAATTTTCGGCAATTCTTAAAGATATTATAATTAATTTTGATGAAATTAATCAATTACCAGATAAAAAAAATCTATCATCTGTTAAGGTGAATACGTAATTTTATTATATTTATTTGGTATGGATATAGCAACTATTTATACTGTTTTAGTTACGCTCTTAACCGTACTAGGTTCGGCGAGCGCGTGGAGATATTACGAAAAAAGAGCACTTAACAGAGAACGTACTGAGAATTTTTTAAAAGATGATTGTAGAGAGCGCATCATAAAAATGGAAATTTTACTTGAGAGAAGCTCAAATGAAAAAGAAGAAATGAGATCTGAAATTTTAAGACTAACATCAATGGTATCTGAACTTAAAGTTAGGGTTGAATTTCTTGAAAGAGAAAATAAAGAATTACGTCAAGAAAAATAATTATGAAAACCATTATCTTAACTGAGGAACAAGTCAAAAAATTACTAAATAATGTAATTTCGGAAGAAAATAAAGAAAAATCACTTAAAACAAAACAGGTAAAAAAATAATTAAAGAGTTATTTTGGCTATCTGATCGAAAATTGATATTATTTCATTTATGCTCAACACATTATAACATTCTGAGTAACCAGAAAAATGTTCTAAAATGGGCCGATATTTGTTTATCGTCCCTTTTTTGTTTAACGCGTCTTTTATCTGTTTTTCATACTTTTCAGCGTACGGTGTATCAACCTTTCTTAATATTTTTTCTATTTCATACCCCTCATATCCATATTCCTTAGAAAAACGTCGTGAAATATACTTTTTTGATGTAATTCCGACCTTTACAAAGGTATTTCCTGTACTTTCCTCTTTCATCAGTATCAAATATAATGATTTTGGAAGTTTTTTTAGAATTTTTACTTTCCTTTTTTTACTTTTATCTAACTTTTTAGTGATATAGGACTTAGCATCTTCCAATTCGTCAAATTCTTTAACTTCCCTGTTAGTATTAACTACTATTTTATTTAATCCTTTCAATTTTATAGTTTTACCACTATCAATAACATATTTTTTTGTTACCTGATTCAAATATATTGAATAATAACCCATCTTTAATAATAACTTTTGAGACATAATATATAATTACTTTATCATAAACAATCAAAGACTTAAAAAATATTTTATTTTGTAGGATTAATCCTAACTGTGTGGTTTATGACACCGCTTACATCTGTAACCGATAAATCGGTATCAGATTTACATTTATATTTTCTTATTATATTACACGCACCGTTAACATCAGCATTTATAATATAACCATTTCCGGTTTCATATGTTCCCTGATTAATTCTTTTACCTAAATATTCTTTATGTTGGAATATAACTTCTAAATCTAATGATGAACATTTGCTGGTATAACTTTCTTTTTGTAATATATAATTAATACCAAAATACTTACATTTTGATTCTAATTTTCTTTTTTGATTGTTTTTAATATTTATATATTAAAATACAGTTTTATGAAAATTGAAGAAATATTTGAAAAAATATTAGATGAACAAGTTGAAAATAAAAAACTTTTTAATTCTTTAATGAATAAATGGAAAATAGATAATCCGGATATAACTGAAGAATTAGGCTTAAAATTATTTGAAAGATTTCAACAAATTAAAAACGGTTTAAATCCAAAATTACCACAAGTATCTTCGTTTTTGAATCGTTTTGACGGACAATTTGGATATGAACTATTTAATACCGATAATCTAAAGGATATTACCAAATATTCTTATAAACAAATTAAGTCATTAATCGATGAGTACACACCTCTAGAAGAACTAGAGCATGTTGAAGACCAAACTGTATTCGATCCCAAAGATACTAAACCAACAGAAGAAAAAATCATCGCGTCAAAAGACTTATGGTTCGGTACAAGAGATTGTATCATCAATGTTGACGGATTACGTGTTTACGATATTAAAAATCAAGCAGACTCCGTTAAATTTGGATACTTTGTGGAGGCAATGAACAAATTATACAGAGGCGCCAATGCTCCTTGGTGTGTAACATGGAGAAAAGACCAAAGTAGAACAAATATGTGGGGTACATATCGTGGGAACGGTTACCAAAGAAGTTTCTATTTTGTTATTGATGAAAGTAAAAGCCCTGAAATTGAAGATGACAACGATATTAATAGATATTTCCTATCAGCGCTACAATTTTCGCCAACAAGTGCTTCGAAATTTGTGTTAACTTCTATTAAAAATGATGGTGATAACAGTAAAACATGGAATGAAATCGTTGAAATTTATCCTAAATTAAGGGATTTTAAGGATTTAATAAGAAATAAACCATATTCTGAAGATGAATTAAAAGAACATAGTATTATTGGTAGAATTACTGAAGCTCCAGGACAATTTGAATTTAGAAGACAGGAAAAAAACCTTAAAAAATCATACATTAATAATGGTGGCGTATTGACGAATCCTTTGTCATGGGTCGCCATGGATGGTGAATTAAAAGCTATTTATATTAACGCAACCAATGCAAATAATGCAGTGTCAAGATTTGGTAATTATCAATTCTTAAATGAAGTTAGAAAGGTTGGAAATGACTGGACATTACTTAATAATAGGCTAAAAAATGTTGGAGTAGAAAATGGTGTAGGTTCAATATTTGCTCACTTGATTAAAAATGATTATAAACCTGGTCGTATCAGTCTTAGTAACCCTAATATCGTAATTTATATCAGTAAAACTGATGGAAAATATGGTATTTTTAACTTAGAACGTGGAGATTGGTATAAAAATGGTTCAACCGTATATGAGCCGATCTATTCTAAAATAAAATCACAAGGAATCCTTGATCAAAACAATAAACCTTATTTACTTGAAATTTTTGGCATCGGAAATACTGAAGATAATAAATCATTTTATAGTGTTTTTCCTGTTGATGGTATTTCAGCTAAATCATATTTGTTATCACACGACGGATTTTTAAAGTTAACCGAAAAAATGAGTGAAGTACAAAATAGAGGTAAAACCGCACAACAAATGAAGGACTTCCAACCAGATTCAGACATAGATATAAAAGAAATAAAGGGGGTTAAATAACCCCTTTTTAATCTAATAAATTGTTGAATTTTTCAAAATATGAATAACGATCATCTAAACCGAGTATACCACCATTGATACGTTTAGTTATTTTTGTTACAACTTCAAATGTGTCACCTCTATCGGCAATTTCATTTAATCCATTTGTTTTCCAAAACCAAGCGGCTGACAATAATGGGTATCTCGTAGCAACAAATTCAGGTCTTTCGACTAAATCTACATTTAATAATTTTCCTAAAGTTTCGTAATTATGTCTACCAGTCAATTGAATGTAACCCCTACCACGATATTTCCAACCTTCTTTACTTTCCTCATCACCGTTGCCCATTCGATTAGCATAGACTCTCGATGCTATTCTTTCAGGTTGTCTTTCATATTCTAGCGCGTCGTCCTTATCAAAATATTTTCCAAATACGCTTAAAAGTCCTTTAGCCGAATAATTCAAGTTTTCCTCAGTTAATTTAAAAAACCCCGACTCATGGGCACATTGCGACATAAAATGTGACATTCTTAATGAAGTATTTACTTCAAATAGTGTTATTACTGTGTTTATTTGCCCAAAAACAACATCTGGAACTTTCCCTCTTAATTTTTCAATGTTTAAGCTCATATCCTTTTTAATATAAATATCATTGACTTTATTACAAATTATATGTATATTTATTCTTGAACCTTGTGGTTTAATTTTTAGTGTCCTTGAGACATTCGAGTTGGAGAAAGACCAACAAATAAAAATTAAAATAACAAATAAATAAGGAAAGTATGAAAAATTATGCAACGGGTAACTCTAACCCAGAAGCTTACATTACTAAAGGTAAGCAAAGAGTAAAACAATTCAATGGACTCGTCTATCTAAATGACGGGGATAACTTCGAAGTTGAAATCTTCAACCCTACCACAAATCACATCTTAGCTCAAGTTAGTATGAACGGAAAATCAATTTCCCGTGCAGGACTCGTTTTAAGACCCGGTGAACGAGTTTTTCTTGAAAGATATATCGACACTAATAACAAGTTTGTTTATTCAACCTACGAGGTAAATGGGGGTAATATAGAAGTACAAAAAGCAATAGCGTTTAACGGTATCGTGAAAGTGGAATTCTTTAATGAACAACAACCAATTTATAACTGGGGGACAACTGTAACTTATGTTAACCCCCCAACTTTAACAATTTGGCCTCCTTTAACTAATCCTACCGTGTATTATAACTGTAATTCAAATCAGGTTTTAGGTAGTAATAAAACATCGGTTACTTTAGATACTATGAGTATTATGGATATGAGTCAGGCAAGTATGGAACTACCTAAATCATTTCCACCTGAACAAACATCTAGAAAAATTGAAACTGGTACAGTTGAAAAGGGTGATTCTTCAAAACAATCATTTAAAACTAGTAGTAGAAACTTCCAATACTCTTCATTTTACAATGTTGAATGGAAAATCCTACCAAAATCACAACAACCAATCACTTCTAAAGATTTACAACAATATTGTACGGAATGTGGAACGAAAATAATTAAATCTACTTTCAAATTCTGTTCTAATTGTGGTAATAAATTAGGATAATAACCTTTATAGGTTATAATACCGATAAATTACCTTTATAGGTTATAATACCGATAAATTACAAGGTTCAAAGAGGAAGAAATTTCTCTTTTTTATTTATATTTATATGTTATTACAAATTCATATGAAATTAATTGATTGTCTTAACGAAAATATAATTATTCCACCAAATATTCCTGATAGTTTAAATTTTTGGCACGGTGGTAATCTTGACAACTATAATGATATTATTGCTCAAAAAAATGGAAGATATGAATATGGCCCTGGTTTATATCTGACAACACATTACAATACCGCTTTGAAATATTCTAAAGGAAGTCGTAAATTATACTTAGTAACAGTTAAAAACGGTGTCGATATTAATACCGTCAGTCTTGATATTAATATTGTTATGGAGTTTATCAAAACATATATTACAAAATCAAAAAGAAAAGAAGTTATCGAACGCATTTCCAAATTTACTAATAATAGACAAATAAAAGCGTATATTTTTAACAATATAATATTGAATAATAATGTAATAAAACCATCATATACACAACATCTAAGACAATTCCTGGTAGATAACAATATTGACTATGATATCGTCAATAATCCTTATGGATGGGGTGAAAAAATGATGGTTTTATATAACATGAAGAAGATAGTAAACTATATTGTCATTAAACCAAATGACAAAATAGAAAATTACGATTTATCTATTCAATAAAATAAAGTCATTTTTTTCGTAAGATGGATACTTCAAATCAATCGTTTTAATTGTGTCGATATTCTTGAAATGAAATTTACCGTCTAAATCCGTATAAGTGGTGTCTTGTTTATTGATAATAACCATTACCCCAGCTAATTCTTCTGACGTATTCTTATCAATAATTTTTCCATTAATTCCTCCTGTACTTAATGTGTAATAAACTAAAAATGATAATAAAAGTGACTTCATATGTTTTATTTATAATTACACAAATATACACATATGGTGTTACATATCGGTTACAGTTCGGCTACTTTATTGCAAAAAAAAACCTTATCCAAGGGGGGGTTTACATTTACAAATCTGTTTACATTCTTCTAATAATTTCCGTGAGTTATAAACACATATTTTTAAAAAAGATCGATTCAACACACCATCGAATTTTTTTCGAAGACATCTGTTTTCTTCAGTACTAATAGTTGGGTCTTTAGATACGGCTTCATCGAATATATCTAACATTCCCTTTAAATACGAATACGAACAAACTGTTAACGTAGGAGTTTTTATAATGCTCATTTATTGTACGATTTACTGTAATTATAAATACAACAGAAAAGCTTTATTAATCAACAAACTCCCATTTATTTGTGTCAAAATCGTAATCAATAGTAAAAGGTTTATAACTGTAACGATATTGTTCATTTAATACAGAAGCATTAACGAAAAGTGTACCATTTTGTTCGAATATGTTACGTCCACTATGTATATGACCGAAAATATGTATCTTAGGTTTAACAATCTTTAACCTTTCAGTTAGTAATTCACACCCTAAATGATCATATCTATGTTCAACAACATCATTAAAACCATAAGGAGGCCCGTGAGTTATTAAAATATCGGTGTCTTCTGGAATCATATCCCACTTTGCTTTCAATTCTTCACCTTCTCTTGGTAAATTAAACGCCCAATCACAGAACCAAGGTTGCCAAGGACTCCCCCATATCTTAACACCATTAATGGTTACAGAATTATCCTGTAAATATGTGATTTTTTCATAGAAATCAATAATTTCACGAGCTTTAACTGGATCCTTTTGAAACCCAAAATCGTGATTCCCACTAATGAAAACCTTATTTTCATATGAACTTAATTTATTGTACCAAGCACAAAATTCCCTTATCTCATGTTGATATCCCATACTACTGATGTCACCGCCATGTAATATTAAATCGCCACCTGGTAAATCTTCATTTAACTTCTTATGCTGATTGTGACTGTCTGAAATGAATGTAATTCTCATATCTATTCTATTTTACGTGTTAAAACGCAAAGATATGAATTTTTTTTTGAAATAACAAAATTATCGGCTGATATAATCTGAATTACTGATGATATCCTTCAACGCATCCAATAAATTATCGAAACTTGACATTAAAGAATCTATTTCATCTACTGAACGTGAGAATTCAGTTACATTTTGTGGATATTCACCAACCTCAAATGTGTCTATAATTTGATAATATCTATCGTATTTAGTGTTGATAATAGTTTTAAACTCTTCTAACCTATTAAGCTTAACTTTAGTTTCTTCCATATTGTCAATACAATCTTTTATCGTCAAATTTACCACAAAATTATACGTTGAATCATATAACTTTTTAAACTTAACAACGTAATCCCTTGCTTCGGCAAGAAATTGATCCATTTTTTCAGGGGTGTATCCAATTGTTTGTTCGTTTAAAATATCAATTAATTTCATCTAACTTCCCCTTTATCATGGTGATTTATAACATCTTGCATTGTTTTAGGTAAAGTTTTTTTAATAAAAAATCTAACAAATAATTTTGTCGATTCTTCATTTGAAGGTATTTCAGCGTTAAATTTAACTGATTTTTTATATCCGTTGTTGCTTAATATTCTAAATTCTCTAGTATTATTGTAAAATGGATATATTTTAACGATTGTTTCACCATCCGATAATATAATGAAATTACTTTCAGTCGGATCATAATCATCCTCAACATCACCGAAGTCAATATCATTAACTTCAGCATGAAAATCCCTTCCGTTAAAATTAAGATTTATATCCGTCGGAAAATTATCAATGAAATTCAATGAAGCAAATCTAATTTCATTCTCCTCATTGTTTATAATCTTATCCTGAACCACTTCAGGCTCAGGCATTTTTACCTTTTCACCAGATAATTGCCTTAGTTTTATTTTATCTTCAGGACTTAACGATTCAATTCCATCTGAATTTATTTTGTCCAATATATGATTCAATATATCGTTATCTGAAATTTCCGATAAGATATTAATTATTTGTGATTCAGTTAATTTAATTTTCATATTTTTATTTATTGAATTTAAATAATATTGACGTTTTTTCTCTTTATCGTCTTGTTTATTAATATCACTATCTTTAATAGGATCATTTTTGATTTGTTTAATTGATGCCGACATAATATCATTATAAGTCTTTGCATTTTTTATCTTTTCCTGAAAACTGTCCAATGTATGAATAACCACTAATCTGTTTTTATCATTATAATCACTTAACCTTTTTAAAAGATATGAATCGTTATCATATTTTGATAAAAATATAGTTTGAATAGTATTTTTATAAATTATCATAACTAAAAATTTTCCAATTGATCCCTTACCTTTTATTTTTGAATCCATAACTGATAAGGTACGTGATGACGATAAGTTAAATCTATTTCTATTTACTTTTCTATCTTCTTCCGTAAAACCAACAAATGTTATGTTATTCTCATTAAATTTAAATTCATGTACAATTATAGCAGCACTTACATCAATAGGAACATTATCTATCTTTTCAACAAAATTAATATTATCATTAATTATATCCCTTTCTCTATCCCTAATGTAATATTTTGCAACAACATTATTTATATCATCATTTATTATTACATTATATTCATCAATATTATTAAACCTTTCATCATAACGTTCTTCATAATGACTTGTGCCAACCAATTCATTTATAAGATGTATTTGTGACTCTGATAACTTTATTTTCATAACCATAAATATTCAATTGCCATAAAATATTCATAGATGATTTCAAGTCTTCTTCCTAAAACTTAAAGTTTATTATTCCATCTTTATAATTTTTTTAGATTTTATTTTGTTATTTCAAAAACTATTCTTATATTTGTACCGATGAAAGTAACAACACCCAATTCAAACGACATCTTAATAGGATACCTGTGGAGTTACACATCCGAAATCAAGGGAAGTCGCGTAACCCGTTTTATGGTGAAAGCGAAAAACCATTTTTGTTCTTTAAAATATAAACTACTTGCTGAATTCAAACAGGTATGAGTGTTGTAAAATAAACAGCCACGAAATCTTTTCGATGTACTGGTAAATACTAGTTAGCTAAGTAACGTTGTTTGTGGTCAGATAGAAGTAATGGTGGAGGTGATTTAATCCGTCAGGGTTTTATCTCATGAGGAAACCAATGAAAATATTTCACTTAGAAATGGACAAGTAGTTTTTTAAAATATATTCCCCTGCTAGTAGGAATGGTGATGTGTAATCAGGTAGACATCCCCCGAAACCCGTGAGGCTATGAGTGGCAAAACAATTGTCAGACACGGATACAATCGTGACAGCTTGGAAAGACAGCACATATAGTCAGATGGCGGAAAGTTAGACGCTTGTGGACGCACAGATACACTACGGAAACAAGATGATTGTGACAGGTCAATCGTCAGGTGTAATGAAGAATCAAAACTTCTCTGACTATTTTCGATTAAGTGGCGGAAGGGTAGACGCAGGTGGTATTCGCATTTCAGCCTAAAGCTGATGTAAGTCCAAAAGATACCATACAGGTTCGAGTCCTGTCTTAATCACTAATAAAAATTAATATTATGAGCTTAACAACAGACCCAAATGACCCAAGATTGTGCCGTGGCGTCGATGACGAACCTGGTCCACAATGCGAAACCTATCTCGTCCTTTCTGAAGAAGAAAGAGCTAAAGGTTTTGTCCGTCCCGTTAGAAATTCCTATGTTCACGTAGGTAAATCACATTCACACTACAAAGGAATTCATCGAATGTTAACTGAAGAAGAACAAAAGGAAAATCCGGATAAAAAATACGTGGCAGTTATGACTGTGTTGACAAGAGAAGATGGAAGTTTTCTAGGCGGAACTTATGTTACACAGGAAGAATTAACCGCATACCAATTTGATAAACGAACTGGCGGTTGTAACACTTCAACAAGAATGGGACAAGCTTTGTCAGAAACTTATGCAAGAAACCCAAGTTTCTATGGAGCAACGTATTGTGTACATTGTCAAAAACATTTACCCGTATCGGAATTCGTGTGGGAAGGTACTAACATTACAGTAGGAGATTAATTATGGAAAAAAGAATGTATTTTTTTGTCCCGTACCAATTAACGGGAATTCAACAAGGTATCCAATGCGGCCACGCAGCCCTAGAATACGCAAACAGATTTCACGACTCGGAATTGTTCCAAGATTTCGTGAACAACTGGAAAACATGGATTGTACTGAACGGTGGTACTACCAATGTCGGTTACCAAGGTCTAAATAAAGGATCGTTAAACCAAATCTACGACTCTATCTTATTCTATAACGTGGAAGCACGTCTAGACGATAAAATTGACGTGGAAAAATTCTTCGAACCTGATTTAAACGACGCAATGACCGCCATTTGCTTCATCTGTGACGAACAAGTTTTCAATAAAGATTTGTATCCCGATTTTATCGATTTCGTCATGAACATTAAAATGTATCCTGAAGCTAGAAAAACTATTTCTAAAGAAAAAGAAAAAGGTCTGAAATCTTTAACTAATTCCGACTATAAAAGAATATTCCCTGAATATTATGAAGAATGGTTAGAACTAATCGGTGGACCAAAAACTGCCTTCCTGAAAGAACTTACTAACGGTAAAAAACTAGCGTAATGAAAAAGTTCTTTACCAAATATATTAAATCTGTTAACTGGAGCGTCACCCTATTCTTCTATTAGTTTATTATAAAACAATACTAGATGAAAGAATTAACAAAAGGTAAATTAGTTGCAATCATTTTGTCCGTAATATTCATTTCGAACACAATAGTTTTCTACATACTAAAAGGAAATCCATACAGCGTCAGATATGATGACGCTGATGGATGGACTACTTTTACTGGCCTTTCAATTGGTTGGGTCTTTATGATGCTCGCTGGCGGTCTTATATTTTATATCTTCGATAAATGGGGGGAAAAATTATGAAACTACCACTTAATAACTGGAAATACAAAAGAGCGTTCTCGAACGGTCTATGGATGAAAAAGGGAATCATGTTCCCTTGGAAAGAACGCAAGTATATTATGTTCGGAATTTTTGGATTTATAACAAAATTTGAATATGGAAAAAAATACTGAAGAAAAAAAGGATACTATGTCCGTAGTTTCTACTATGATGGAAACTAAAATGAGCGAAATATCACCAATCGCAATAGAATACGTGAAATCTATGTCCAAAATATACGGATTCTGCGGGGAAATTATGGTCACCGCTTTCGCTCACTACTGCCAAGCAGTTCTAAATTTACCTTGTGATAACCCGGACTATAAAATTACCGAAGAAGGTATTAACTGGTTTAAGAAAAATAAATACGACAATATCCAACATAACCAATATCCCGACTGGAACTGGGACGAAAACCCTTGCGGTCATGAGTAACGAAAAAATGGAACTGAAAGCTTATAAACTTCTCGCTGAAATCAGGGGAAGTTTATTAAATCAAATCATCCATGATGCTAAAAACAAAATACAGTATAAACAAGATGATATAGATGAATTACGCACCCTTGCCGAGTATATTTCTAACCCTAAAAAATGGGACTATACCGGATATATCCATAAAGAAGATATTAAAGTAATGGAAGTTCTTGAATTCCTTCTTAATGATGACCAAGAAAAAATAATTCCTTATAAAGAATGGACACCACCTAAATACGATTAATATGAAAGTAAAAATTTTTAAAAACGCGGATATCCAACAACTTGAAAACGATATCAACGAATGGACGAATACAATCCAAAATATTAAAATTATTAACACAACCCAATCTTCATCTTATAATAAATTTGATAGTACGTATATTGTAATTACCATTTATTATAAAACAATCCATCAAAAACCATATACTGGACCACGTTAAAATAAAAGGGTGTATACACCCTTTTATTTTATAACATAAATCTCTTGAAATTTGCTCTTATCTTCTTCTTTACTTCTTCCTGTAAATATGTGTGATCCGACTCTATGTTAGATGAATCACTATGGTCATCTGAACCCGAACTTTCTTGACTCATCTGGTCAACCATATCCTTAATGTATTGCTTCGTACTGTCAGATAACGATTCACTCTGCATTACCAAATCTAACCCCTTCTGACCTGTTGACCATCCCAATATTCCATGTGCAACCATCGACATCAATGCCCCCAATTCCTTATTAGTCCTTGACATTTCTTCTGTATATCCATAATCCTCCGGTTTTATATCACCAATTTCCGAATCTGGTGTTATCCTTTGCTGATTTTGATCTAAATCACCCATATTCATGTATGCGTCTGCTCGTTCTAATAGTTCCATTTTACAAATTTTATATATATAAATATTTTTAAAAGTCAAAAAAATTTCCTATATTTATGTAAATCAATAAATAGTTATAATTATGGAAGAACCATTTGTCCCTTTTAATAAACCATACGGAATGTCTGACGAAGATTTCGAAGAAGAAGTTAGGATAGCCCAAAACTTTCACGACCTATGGATATATCAACAATCATCCCAACAACTACAAGATGAACAAAATAGAATCTACCACGAGGAAGACTTATGGTATGAAATACTGAAAGAAGAAATGGAACAAACATCATACAAAAAATGGTATGTTTAAATTCGGTAGACCTTATAAACTTTATGACGAAAGTTTTATTTCTGGCATGACAACAGATTATCTTACTGGACAAACTTTTGTTTCCGGCACAACAATGGATTATCTTACTAGACAAACTTTTGTTTCCGGCACAACAATGAATTATATAATTTCGATTGACCCTGCCGCGAAAATAAATTCTAAACAAATAATTAGATGGGAAGATGAACTTTAAATTCGGTAGAAAATATGACGTTAATAAATCTACCCCATTCAATTCGTATTATGATAAACTCCCTTTGGTACCTTATATGACTCCTTACAGAAATTATATTATTGTTGAATCAGGCACTAATCCCAATATTAACCCCCAACTTGATATGATAGGAATTAAAAAATATTACCAAAAAGGAAAATACCAAAGACCTCGTAACTATTAATATTATGACTAAAACATTAGATGAAATTAAATCCATCGCAGAAGACCTTACAGGCGAAGATATAATTCTTCTTTGCGAAAAATGGATTGAAGAACAAAAACGATGGGAAAATGCTCAACCTGGCGGTTACTTCATGGAACACGGTTGGGATATGGACGAATTATTTTGTCTTCAAATCCTTGAAATTAATCCTAAAGAAAGATTATGCAGTGTTGTTGATCACTCTCAATTCAAGAAACCTATTTCTGTTATGCATCAACTACCTAAATATTTCCCTACTCAACAGGAAGCCGCTGAATATTACTCCAAAAATTATTACTAATGATGTTACTGATATATTAAAATATTTTGCCGTTGATTTGGTGTGTCCGATTTCATGGTATTTTTTTATGACTTCATCATGATCCAATAAACCAATAACACGATCTACTTTGGTTTTTGTATAATCATAATCAACCCCACTACTAATTAATAGTTTTTTTACAATATACTCAGATACTAACATTTCATCAGACACTTTTTTTAAATCATGAAATTTACTATACGACCTGAGAATGTCATCATGATTCGTCCTTTCAAATTTTGTACTCATTTTTTTATTTAAAAATACATAAAAATTCCAAATTATCAAAATTTTTTCCAGATTTTTTTTTAATATTATTGACCTTTCCCTAAACACCAAAAAAATGCCAAAATATTTCTCTCGGATCATTAACCCCCTGTTTAGACTATGATAAATGGGGGTATATAAGGGGGGATACGGCAGGGGGGGGGTGTACCCTATGGGTGTACAGAGGTATGGTGGGGATAGTGTAGGGTAGGTCGTTATGTGGGTCATTCGTGACGTTCTTTAAACGAACCCCATGAAACCATACAACGAATACCATCCACAATTATCGTGTCTTAAATCGTCTTAAAATGGGTCGGTCTAATTTGTTTGGCTCACACCTACATTATGTTCATTGAGCCAAACAATATTTTATCCATAAACCCTTATCAGTTTTCAAAGAAAACTGATAAGGGTTTATGGATAACTTCCAAACATTTTCGTATGTTATCGAACATGAAAAATAAATGTAGTTTTATTTTGGTGGTATGAAATATTGTTTTATCTTTGTAGTGTTATCAAATTACAAACTTTAAAACGACGACGAAATGACAACAGAAAAACAAGTGGTAAAAGTTTCAGTTCCTGAATTGGTTGAAGTATTGAAACAAGTTGAAAAATCAACGTTTATCAACGTGACTATGGTAACTGTACCAACGATGAACAAAGGGGGAAATCCTTTTTTTGGTATCGTTAAAAAAGTAACAAACTGTAACTATCTAATCGGTAACGGTTACGAAGATAGGGTCAACAGTAACGAAAAAAAGGAAGGTTTGGATGGGGATTTTCAATCCATGAAACCAAGTGGAAAAACCCACGTTTCCAAATGTGTTTTGGTTGACGACAAAACAGGTTTAACATATTATTTGATGGTTGAACGTTTTGACGAAGTTAAACCGAAAGTTGAATACTTGAAAAACGATGAACCAATGACCGAACCCGAAAGGGAATTGTTATCAGGTTGGTTAAAAAAACCGTCTGAAACGACAAGACAAGACCAAGAAAGGGTTGTTTCTGTAATCACCCCAAAGATTGAAAACATCAAAACCTTATCGTTAAATGGTGTGGTTTACGAAGTGGAATAACACCAAACGAACATAATAAAAGAACCCCGAAAGGGGTTTTTTTTGTTAGGTATAAATAATATTATGTTAAGTAGTTTGGACGACACGGGACGGAGATAAAGGTGGAAGAATTTGTTTGGCTCTGAACGTAATAAAAGTTATGTTAGATTGAGCCAAACAAAAAGGGAGTTCCGGATGCGTCCGGGCGCGTATCGAGGATGGTCGTGAAAATAATTTAAAAATAAATCTATTTTATTGTAGGATATTAAAAATAAATTTGTATCTTTGAAGTACAAACTTTAAAACAAACACAATGAAAAAGAACATTCAATTTGTATTAGACGGTGAAAATTTGGTTAACGTTGTTAACAACACCGATATGTCGGATGAATTTGTAAATCGTTTACTTAATACCTTTATCGATTTGGGATGGATTATCACCGAAAAGTCAACCGTTGGTTATGTTGAATTTAACGATACTGAATCAGTACATATTGTTTTTCAGTTGACAGAAAACGATGGTAACATTGAACCATATGAACTTGACGAAGATAATTTTTTGGGTCTGTTGACAGACGATGAACCTATCGAACCGGCTAAGAAAATCGGTTTTATTTCTAATCTTTCAAACGCGTAATATAACTTTTTATTTTGATTTTTAACCTCCATCGAGAAATCGGTGGAGGTTTTTTGTTTTGGATAAAGTTTGATCCATGCGCGCCTGGGCGCGCAAATATGGGACATTTTGTTTGGCTCAGATTATGTTAAATTGAGCCAAACAAAATGACGATTGATTTCATCTCCAGATGCACCGAGGATAGTTATAAAAAATAAATGGCAAAATATTTGGTAATGTGGATTTATTTGAGTTACTTCATATCAGTAATAATACAAAGTATATCACTTAAATTTTTATACTATGTTTACAAAAGACAACATTATAGACAAATTAAAAAATGATTCTCGGTGGATGGAAAGGGGTGTTATTGTTCTCTATCACAGACAAACTGAAGATGAAAAAAAGATTAAGGAAACAAAAGTTTCAAATAATAGAGGGTTCAATTCTTCTGATTGTCGTTATCTTACTTGGGTTGCTGAATGGTTATTGACGGACAAATCTAATCATTTAAACGAGAAACACAAGGCCAGAGTAAGTAAGATGTTGCCAAAGTATTGGGGTCAGATATTAAGTATCATTAAAGAGAATGGGAACGATTAGTTCCTTTTTTTTTTGATAAATGTTAATCCTGTACAGTTAGATGACATGGTGTTCATTTTGTTTGGCTCTATTGAACATAACGTGAGCCAAACAAAAAGACGGTTGATCTCAGCTTTGGGCGCATCGAGGATGGTCGTGAAAATAAATCTATATTTGTTTGGATGGTATTACATTAATGTGTATATTTGCTATACAATCTTTAAAGTATATGGTTATGAAAAGGATTTATTTGTTTGTGGTATTACTTGTTTTGGTTTCTTGTACCAAAGAGGATATTATTCCTGAAGAAAAAAACACATATCTTGAATCAATTAACAATTTAAGGATTACCGCTACTCCTCCTGTAGGAATTTTAGAATGGGATGCCGAATTGTTAATAGTTTGTGAAAAATGTACAAATTACTTTAACAAAAACGGTGAATTTCCGAACGTGATGACAATCATTAATGAGATGGGTGGCATTAGCATCAACGTTTGTTTTATAGGGGTCAATTTATTGAACCATAATAATTTTGACCTTGTTACTTATTTAAAGACTAACGCGTCAAATTTCACCTACAATCCTAAGTACACAAAGTACGCCATTTATGTGAAAGACAACGGTATATCAATTTGTTTCGGATATAAATAATAATTTCATTTTATTTGGCTGGTATTATAAAAAAGCTTATCTTTGACGTACAAACTTTAAAACAACGAAATGAAAACATTAATCATTCATCCAAAAGACGAATCAACAGATTTTTTAAGTATTATCTACAAAGGAATGAAGGGTATAACAGTTCTAACAGGTGACGGAATCCGACAGGATGAAATTCGTACAATCATTCCCGACTACGACAGAGTTATGATAATGGGTCATGGTTCACCTTATGGACTTTTGACTGCTGGCGGGTTTATCGGTTATAAGGGTCATATCATTGATGAATCATTTGTGAAGGTATTAAGTAACAACCCTAACAATGTATATATTTGGTGTAATGCCGACATTTATGTTAATCGGTTCAAATTAGAAGGGTTTCACACAGGTATGTTCATTAGTGAAGTTGGGGAAGCCGACTACTTTGGTATTACGGCAAGTCAATACGAAGTTGACCAATCAAATGAATTGTTTTGTGAGTTGGTTAAGAATTACAGAACCCGACCAAGTTCGGATATTTACCGAAATGTAAAAAGGTTGTACGGTAAAGTGGGTAAACATAATGAAGTGGCTGACTACAATGCAAACCGTTTATATTATAAAGAAAGTTTGTACATCAAATAGTTTTGAAGTTTGTATTAAAGGGTGGCTGGCAACAGTCACCTTTTTTTATGCTCAAGAAGCGCTGGAAGAGGGTCATACGCGCTGGATGTCGTCATTTTGTTTGGCTCTGTCTTACATATATACCATTATGTTCATGAGCCAAACAACTTAGGTGATCTGTGCAGTGGATTCGCACAGGCCCACCCTAAAAATAATTTAAAAATAAAAGTATAATATAGTTGTATATTCAAAATAGTTTTATATCTTTGTTGTGTTAATCAATTACAAACTTTAAAACAACAACGTCATGAACTATTACGGAAAAAATCAAAAGGAGTTATCAAAGGATGAACAAACATTGTTAAGTAAAGACATGTTACTCATTCAGTCATTTATGATGAAAATGGATGGTCAACAATTAATCGGTATGAACCCTGAACATTCAATTCATTTGGGTACACAGAAAGATGTTGACGAACGGACAGTTGACCGTGAACTTTTCGCAGGGGTTAAATTGTTGGGTTTGAAACAACCTAAGACACAAAAGAGTTTCGATAAAATGAGTCAGAAGGTGGCCGATTCACCGTATGGATTTTATCAATTCGTTGAAGACTACATGAAAAACTGGTCACCGAAAAAAAGGTTATTGGTTTCAGTTGTGGTTATGGAATAAACATAAATCAATTCGGGGAAACCTTCATCGAGAAATCGGTGGAGGTTTTTTTATATCCAAGAAGTTTGGGACTGAAGATCCAGCGTACCTGTTTGCGAGGGTCGTCAATTTGTTTGGCTCTATTGAACATAATTCGAGCCAAACAAAATGGGTGATGATGCGGGGCATCTTCAGGCGCATCGGGATCGCGAAAATAATACAAAAAAGATTGAAAATAAATTCATTTTTAGTAGGTTGGTATTGTTTTATTTTATATCTTTGAAGTACAAACTTTAAAACAAAGACAAATGAAAATCGTATTAGGATTAATCGGATTGTATTTTGGAATATCAATTGTTTACCATCAGTTAAACAGTTTCCATTTATTCCCCTTTATTATTGGGTGTGTTTTTATTTGGTTAGGTTATAGTGTATTAACAGGTAAAATCAAATTGTAATGAAAAAAGGTATATTAATTGACGTGAAGACTGAAACGATTACAGAAGTCGAAGTAGGTGACTATAAAGACATTCAAAAAAAGATTGGATGTGATTTGTTCGATGTTGTTCGGGTTGACAATAAGAACGACATATATGTTGATGACGAAGGGTTGTTGCACATTGACAAAAATTCAAAGTTTTTTGGATTCAAGGGTAACAATATGAAACTCGGGGGAAACGGTTTGGTGTTGGGTATTAACCATAACACAGGGGATTCAAAAAGTACCACGTTAACCGTTGAATACTTAAAGGAACGGATTGAGTTTTTTACTTACGAACAAACGATTCCGTACCTTGTGACAGTTGGTGTTTTATAAAGTTTGTATATAGTTTGTGAAACCCTCGGTGTAGTATTACATCGGGGGTTTTTGTTTTTACGAAGACGGACTTCGTATCCACACGCGTCCGGAGCTGCGATCACCTCACCATTTTGTTTGGCTCTGTCTTACAGGAACAGTTACCATTGAGCCAAACAAAATGACTTCAGGAAGCCTGGAGAATTCTTGGATCGATCAAAAAAAATTCGTATATTTGTAGTATAAACATTTTTAAAAATAGTTTCATTTATATTTGGTTGGTATTACATTAATTTGTATCTTTGATATACAAACTAAGACAAATGAACGGATTAAACGAATTGGATTGTGTCACATTAACTGTTGACACAAAAGAAATAAAAAAAGGAACGAAAGGAACCATAGTATATGATTATGGTGACAGATGTATGTACATAGTTGAATTTTTTGACAACGAACATAATACTATTGGTGTTATAGATGTTTTTGGTGGTGACTTAACAATAGATTAAACCAATGGAACGAATCAAATTAGTTGTATTTAACGAACACACTTTAGGTTATATCTTACCTGAACAACCTGAACGAGTTTGTATATTACACACGTCAATCTTAAAAGGTAGTTATTTATCTAACAGTTCAACGATTTATGTTAGTGATGGAACGGTTCGGTTAGCAAGTGAAAAGGATTTTAACGATTTTCGGGTGTCTTTTCAAGGTTATGATAAACTTACTGAAATCTACGAATATGATAACTCATCGACAATTCATGAAGGCGTTGAAGTCTAAGACACTTGAAGGTCAACTTATTGTGAGCAGGTACAATTTACAGGAAGTAAAAAAATATGTCGAATCAATTAAAAAAATACAACATGAGGCCACATTACAAGACAATAGAGGAGGCGTTGAAGGTGGAGCGTCCAACGGACAAGATAGTGAAAATCCTATCGAATAAGTTCGCAATAGTAAAAATTATGTTCGAGAATGGTTCATACGCTCCTCAGTCATACATAATGGGAATCGGTAAGGGAACAACAGTATTCTCATACGGTACATTGGAGAACATGAAAGATTGGTGTCGTGCAGTTGCTGAAAAACCAAATGTTAAAAGGATTAGTATCTGTTATGACTTTCCAGAAAATAAACGATACGCCCTTTGGTTATTGAAAATCGAAGATTATCGTAAATATAAACAGTCATACAGAAAGATTTTAGAGTTGATATAGTTTTTTAAAGTTTGTATTAAAGCCTTCGGTATTACATCGAAGGTTTTTTGTGCCCACGATGCTGGTGATCTGCGCCCGGAGATGGCAACGGGGGTTATTTTGTTTGGCTCAAGGACATTATCAAGGTCAACTTGTCTTCGAGCCAAACAAAATGTTGTATCCGGAGCACCGGAACGGGTCGATGATCTGAAGTTCCTCTACCGAAAAATAAATTCATTTTTATTTGGATGGTATTACATTAATTTGTATATTTGTATAGAAATTATAAACACACACACAATGTCATCAATTAGTAAATTAAAACAGGGTTACAACGACAACAAGAGTAAAAAGGTCGGGGATTTATGTCAATGTCCTTCGTGTGGTGAGTTCTTTACCAAAGAAGTTTACCAACAGGTTTTTTGCAAGACTAAACGAGGAACACAGTGCAAAGACTATTACTGGAACAATGTAACCCCAACTAAAAGGAATAACACAACCAGAATCAGTCCTGCAAATGCACGTTATTATGATAATGTAATTGTTCCTAACAGAGAATGGAGTGATTTAGATGATGGTATGGATTATTTGTTAGAATGTGGTGACAGATAATTTGGCAGTGTCGAAAAATAGTTTTATCTTTGATGTACAAACTAAAAAACAAATACAATGAGTTACTACAAAGACCAATTGAACAGGGTTAAAACTGATGGTGTTTATCCTGCATCGTTTAAGGTTACTTCAACTGAAGGCGACACAAAAAATATGAATCTTAACCCTGAATCTGTAAAGGATTTGCGTGAGTGGTTGGATGAACGTTTTCCAATCGAACAGCCTAAAATGATTAAACTAGAAGAAGTCTAAGACAAAAAATCTGAAAGTAAATGGGGGTTTATGTAATGAAGAAACGAAACAGATTAGAAAAATTATCTTCGATTGTCGAATTATCAATTGAGGGTTTGCTAAAATATATGAAAACCGATGAGGAACGAATTTATGTTTATCGGTATAACTATTCAATCGGTTTATTTCACAAAGAGATTGAAAAGAATATCAATGTAAACACTGCAATCCTGAAGGTGTCAAAGTTTATGGAGCAATTGATTTGTAATCACATAACAAAAATTCAATCAATTGAGTTAGTTTATCGTAGATTTCCAGGTTATCAGAATGATAAAAAAAGACAGAAAGAAATTGATAAATTACGTGGTCTTTAGTTGGTGGTGTCGATTATTATTATTATATTTGTACTGAATGATTGAACAAGTATATACACATT